ACCCGTCAAGGGAATCGTACAGTTCTTGCTAAAGGTGTAGTATCCAATATGGGTGTCTACACTATTGAAGGCAACATTACACCTCGCACCGGTTTATATCCTAACTATCCTTACAACGATCTTAATATAGATCCTTTCTTATCTGCTACAGAAACTAATGCGCCTGTTTGCAAAATAGATGGTTCTCCTACGGCTGCAGGAGATGGCTATACGCCAGTAGGAAGTTTTTCTAATACTATTTATAGTTTCCATTCCCCTGATACAAACTTTAGTAAACCTTTTTTATCAGGAAAAGAGTTTAAGATTTATGAAGAACTAAGAGGCACTGTTACAGGGAAGTTTGAGTTTTCTGAAAGACATCCTAAGACTAAGCTTATTTCTAATACAGCTTTTTATACATCAGTTATTGTAGGTATAGGTATAGCATCTGTGGCTATGAATGGGGAAAGAACCATTCGTAGAAACATGCCGTATCAAATCATGACTCCTACGGATCTTATTACAAATGCTCCAGGAGTTGCTGCAGCAAACGCTGGTTATGGTGTTATGGCAACAGCCCTTGCTACCGCTAACGCTGCTGCTTGGGATGCTGGAGGAATTTTAGGTTTGAATGCTTTAGGATTTGGTCCAGGAACTTATTATGCAACTCTTGCGACTATTGGAGCTACTGCAGGAATTATTCCTGGATTAGCTGGATATAGTTATCAAATTGATCAAAAAGGAGGAGCAACTGAAGATATTCCTGTTCCGTTACTTATTGTTCAAGGTATCCCTACTTTTATATCGTTTTGGTCGCAGGGGGTTGATTCAACACTAGATCTTATAAGATCTATTATTAAATATAGAGATTTTGCTCTTAAGTATAATTCTCATTGTTTGTATGATTCTTTTGCTATTCCTCCAGTATCTGGTGATCGTCGTAGAAGTATTATCGAGCAAAGTTATCTTGGGCCGAACATTTTAGATTTTGGTAGCAACTATCGAATCAACAATCTGTTTAGATCTACTACTGTAGCTTTACAAGTAAATTCTCCATTACCTTTTCCTGTAGGTGATAATACTCGTCAGCTTGCTACATCTCCTGTAGCCAATCTTATGGAACCATATGGATTGTTTAATAATCAAATGAGACTTATCAATCCAACAGCAAAAGCTTTCACTACAAATTCGGTTTGCTATTACGTAGGCTATAAGCAAAGACTTCGTAATCAATATGGTCAAATAGAAGGTATAATTCAGGTTCCGGTATCAACTTGTTGGACAGATAAGAGTACTAAATCTACTGCTGAAACAGTAACACTTTTTAATGGTGATATTTACTTAGCTAGATATACAGAAAAGAATACTTTCTTCTATTTCTACGATTGGTTGTATGATCAGCCGGATGGTTATGAGTTTAACTATCTAGAAAAGCGGATGCTTCCTTATCCTCGCTTTTGGCTCAATAGTCAAAAGTTTGAAGTACAGGATTCTATATCGGCGCTTACTGATTCAGTGACGTCGTTGTTTACACCTAGCGATCCAATTTGGGAACAGATTCCACCTAGTAGACAATTTTCTTTAGATGGATATTCTTGTCATGGTATCCTTACTCTTCAAGGAAAAGGCTTTGCTGTAAAGTTTGCGTACTTTTATCTTTTCAACTCTGGAGTAAAAGATTTCTTTGTTGAGACAGAGATTAACGTAGGCTTACGTGATTGGGGCGATATGGATTCTCAGAAACATTACCCTATCCTCGATGTCAAAGCTCTTTTTGATACTTCGATTATAAAAGCCGGTAACTATTACAAATACGATATAAGTCTGGGCATTGGTAAAACGTATCTCAACTATGTTTCCTGGGGAGAAACACAACCTAGAATATATGATCCAAACCTAGCTGAAACTTGTTATCAGTATTATCCTACAAGAGTAATCTACTCTCTACCTGCACAACGTGAAGGCACAAGAGATAACTGGTACTTGTTTCTTGCCAACAACTACTTTGATTTTAACAATAAAGTAAGTTGTATCAAACCGATTAATAAAAACGGTGCGGTAATCTTTTTCTATGCCGAAAGCCCTGTACAATTCTTAGGAGTAGACCAGCTTCAAACAGATGCTGGTACTAAGCTTACGATTGGTGATGGAGGATTGTTTAGTCAACCTATGCAGAGTCTTCTTAATGCTGACAAACCATATCAGTATGGATCTTGTCAAGACAGACTTAGTGTAATCAATACTCCTCTAGGTATCTATTGGATTAACCAAGACCAAGGTAAAATCTTCACTATCAAAGGTGGTATAACAGAAATATCCGGCGAAGATTTGAGATGGTGGTTCCTTAACTATTTACCATACAAGCTTCTCGAGGCCTTCCCTAATTTTGAGTTAGTAGAAAACCCAGTAATCGGTATAGGATGTCAATCTATCTACGACAACGAAAACCAGTTAGCGTATTTTACTAAGCGAGATTTTGTTGTAAAAAGAAGTCTTCCGGCTGGGACTACTATTACATATGTAAACAGGGATAACTTCCTTGTAAACAATATGCTTCCGATAAAGCTAGGCGATCCTGATTATTTTGAAGATGCATCCTGGACCGTAAGTTTTGATCCTAAGCGAGGAGCTTGGATTAGCTGGCACGATTGGCATCCTAATCTTTTGATCCCAGGTAAAAATACTTTCCTGAGCGTTCTTAATGATAATCCTAATCAGAATCAGGAGAATGGTATATGGATACATAATTACCGCTGTGACAGCTACTGTAACTATTACGGTATAGACTATCCTTTCGAGATAGAATATATGGTCAACACTGTGCAGAACGTAAACACATTGCGGTCGATTCAGTATCAGATGGAAGTATACAAATATGCTGATAACTGCTACGATCGATTCCATGTGCTAGATTTTAACTTTGATGAAGCTGTTGTTTATAACACAGAACAGTGTTCAGGTCTTCTCAAGCTTAATCTTACACCTAAGAACAATGCTCCTTTGATCTTGAGCTATCCACAGGTTAACCCGACTAATATTGAGATCCTTTATTCTAAAGAAGAACAGAAGTATCGCTTCAATCAGTTTTGGGATATTACAGATAGCAGAGGAGAGTTTCCGATTGGATCGGCTTATCCTCCTCCTACACCTAACGTAGGTTCGTATGCTGAGAGGATGATTTGGAACACAGAACCTAATGGTTATGTTAGGATTCTTAATCCAAATAACTTAAATTATAGTAAAGATCCTCTGCAAAGAAAAAAGTTTAGACACTACGCAAATTTTGTATTTTTACGTAGAAAGGTGTCTGGCAATCGTAAGATCCTGGTACTCATTACAAACAACAAAAATCTTCTATCTCAGCGATGAAGAAAAAAGGAGCCATAACAAATACCGGGTATCTACCTAACTCGCCAGATAGGTTTAATGATTTCAACATTATACCTAGTCCTTACATTACAATGCAGGGAGTGCCTTATCCTATAATGGCTATACCTAATAACCAGGGTCCTCCGACGGTTATGTATCCTGGACAGAATTACATGTTTCCAGGGAGCACTATGGTGAAGGAAATACCTATGCCTATTTTTGAAACAAAAGAAGATTTCTATAAAGATGCTCTTCGTAGAAAAAGAGATGCTTACTGGGATAATACTTCTTCTGGATCAGGCATACCGTTTCCTACAGCAAACATGCCTTCAAGATCTACAGGTGTACCATGGCCTACGGTAAAATCTGAATATACTGGGATAGCAATGCAAGTAGGGGGTCCTAGACCTACTATTGTTTACGATAGAAATGATCCTAGATTAAAAGCTTATACAGACAGTCTAAGTACATATAACAACGCTCAGCTTTATAATATAGCGATACAAAATTTAGTAAATCAAAACCTTGCAAATCGTGCTACACGTACTCATGATCGTTATTACCTGACAGGATGGGGATCAAATTATGGTTTTTCATCAGAAGACGAAGCAAAGAGAGCTTATCATCAATTTAAGGGGCAGCAAAATAGACTACAATCTCAATACGGATTAGTGTATAATAATGCTGTTAGTCATACAGTTCCTTTTAGGAGTACAGGAACGTTATATTTTCATCATCCTCCAACATATGATCAGCGTCGAGGATTTACAAATGTTTTCGGGGTGTGGCCCCAAACTGCAATTTTTCCAAGACCTCAGCCTGTAATATATCAAGCGCCTCCTGTACCAGCTAAACCGGCATCTAAACCTAAATCAAGTAAGCCGGTGCCAGCCAAACCTAAACCTGCGCCTACTTCAACTCCTGTTTCAACACCAGCACCAGTACCAGCACCAGTACCAGCACCAGTACCTGTACCGGTACCTGTACCGGTACCTGCACCAAAAGTGCCGGCTCCAGTACCAGTAGCTAAACCTGCTACTTATCAACCTCCTCAATACCAGGTTATGCAAGCAGGTAAACCTCTTTTTAATCCGGATGGTAGCCCGGTGATGCAATCAGGTCGTGCTCCTTTACCAGCACACCTTCAAGCACCAAACACAACTCCAGAGCAGCGTGCTGCTTGGTGGACAAGTCATGGATATAATTCAACTGGTACAGGTGTTTATAATGCTCCACCGATTAAAAAAGGTGGTTGGATTAATCAGTATCAGAAAGGTGGAGTAACTATCAACTCAGAAGAAGAGTATCAAAAATCTCTTCTCATGAAGAATAAGACTAAGGAGAGAATAGATGCTGAGAGAGCTTGGGTTGCTAAAAAAGTAGCTGCCGCTAATCAAGCTAAAACTCAGCAACCGTTCTTTACCTCTTTTCCAAAGAGTAGTGGTACACCTTTACCTCAAAGTAGTCCAGCATATACTTATAACTGGAGTCCTGCAGATATTCAATCTAAACCAGGTTCTGTTGCAACACCGCAAGTAGTTATGACCAGTGCCTCTATGCCTCAATATGATTATATCAGAGAGGGAAAGGTCATTAAAGCTAAGGCAGAAGCAAAAGAAAAAAAGGATGCGGCTGACTTGCAGGTTCAAAAAAATCTTTATGGTAATACCTTAGGAACACTTAGATACTACGCTAATAAAACAGAGGAATGGGCAGAAGGAGAAGAAGGATCTAAGTATTATTACAAAGACCCAGATACTGGGCAGATGAGATCTTTTAGCGAAGTAGGAGCTTACGAACAAGTAGGTATACCTTTACAATCTGCAGCGTATGGTTCTTTTCCACTTTTTGAAGCAGCAGCACCTGTTGTTTCTTTAATGGGAAAAGGAGTTAGTAAAGCTATAGCTCCTATAATGAAGTCAGCATATGTAACTAATCTAAAACAATCTTTACCTATAGTTGCTAAGGAAACTAATTACGCAGCGCTACGTTTTCTAAATCCTAAGCTTTATAAGCAACAGGTAGATGCTTTAAATAGAGGAAATACGTGGTCAAAGAATTGGATACAAGATGCGGCTACTATTGAAAAAATTAATAATGATCTTTTAGCGGGAGATATCGGTATAGAAGCCGCAGACCGCTTATATCGTTGGGAACATGCTCAGTCTAAATTTTATCCATTAAGAAATCAGTACGCTGATATGCTTATAGGAAGACCTCATATTTTTACTGATCCTAAAGATCTTGGCGGCAGCGGTGTCATAGGTGGTGTGTATTACCCTCCAAGTTTTACAGCATATGATGATGCTTTATCAGCAATTTTTCCAAAAAGATCAGGACAATCTTGGGTAAATAGAACCCTTTCTCCTGAAGAATTAGAATCTGTTGCGGTGCATGAAAACACACATGCTTGGACTGATGCTAATGATTATTTACCACAGCTCCATCAGGATGTTTATAGATCTATGATTCGGAATCCGATTTATGCTAGACCTAAAACAGATTTTGCAGAGTATATGGTAGATCCTACAGAAATACATGCTCGAGTAATGCAGTTACGTCATGCAGAAGGTATAAGACCTAAAGATCTTATTGATGATACTGCGGCCGAAATGTATATGGGATTAGCTTCTGAAGGTTATTATCGTAACATTTTTGGCGGAAAACAGTTTGGCCAGATGTGGGATAATCCTACTCAAAAAGTAACAGGTTTGTATTTTTCTGAACCTGTTGAAAGTCAGTATCCTTTAAGTGCTTTGTTTATGGGATCTTATGCTAAAGGCGGATCTACAAATCCAGATACAGCTAAGAGAATTTTACAATCCGGTTATTCCTACGGCAGAAGACTAAGCACTGCTCAGAGAAGATATTTTGCTGCAATAGCGGGTACTGATGAGTACGGTAATGATCCGAAAGAGCAAATGGAAGACGAAACAGAAGTTATGATGGAGTATAAAAAAGGCGGTCTTAAGCGTGGACGCGATAGCAAGCGCACTTCTAAAAATATAAAGAGCAGTATCAATGAGATTCTTTATAAAAGAAATGAAGATCTCTTTGGACCAAAGGGTAAGAAATATTTTAAGCCTTACCAAGATGGTGGTCAACCTGCAGCTCCTATGACTTACGACGAGTACGCGGATGCTTATTTTCAAAAGCTTGCGGAACTAGAAGCTGAAAAAGCTCGCGTTGCTCAAGTGAGATCTAATATTATACCTACAGCTCAAAAAATAGATGCAGCAGCCAACCCTCAAAAATTCTTAGTAGGAGCACCTGCTACTGGTAATTTTTGCAATGCTTATACAAATCAGTGTTACAATATTGCTGGTGCTACAACAGTTGCTCCAATTGGGAACATACCTGCAGGATCTCGTATGCCAATGATTCCTGGTAACCTTGCTCAACAAGCTGTTTTATCTCAAGAAGGAATAGTTCCTATTCCTTTATCAGAAGCTCAACCAGGAGACATTATAAAGAAAGAGTACTATTCACCGGGTCTTCCTTGGCAAGGAAATTATAATCCGAAAGGAAATCCTTATTGGTCACCGGGACATAGTATGATCTATGCTGGTACTGATGCTCAAGGAAATCCTATGGTTTACAATAGTCCTGGTGGTAGAAATGTTTTTGAGTCTAGAACTTTCAAACCTTCTGAGTGGAAAGAAAATACTCGAGGTACTTTTACAGGTAGCCCTATGGGTACATCTAGAATGCAAGCTTATAAGTATGTAGGTAATACTCCAACTCTTGAATCAGAAGCTCAACAGAATCGTCAACAGATGCTAGCAGCTACACCTTACATAGCACCAAAACCAGCATATTTGTCTTCTCCAGTTACTGGTGTTATTACTCCTAACTACCAGCAAATGTATGATCAAAGAAAAGAGCAGTTTGATCAAGAAAGAAAAGCTATAGAAAATAAAAAATATTTATCAAAACGTAAGAAAAAAGCTGATTTAGAAGCTCTTGATCAACAAGAAAAAGATACTTTAGCAATGTACATACAACCTACGTCACCCGTAGTACAAAACAACAATGATATGAGTACTCCACAAAAAAAGCAAGGAGGCATCGCATTCCCACAGCAGCCTACTGAAGAAAGATTCTTTGAAAGAGGATATGTTCCTAATTCTCCTGTGGGATTTTATGCTATGGGAGGGCCAACAGATATGATTGCTTTCCCTCAGCAACCGCCGGCAAATATGTTCTTTAGCGGCTATCCGTTCCAACCTCAATATATGGGTGGCGGAAGTACTTATACTCATTATAATATGGGAGGAATTTATCAAAACGGAGGAAGCCCTCAAAATTTAAGTACAGTATATTCTGACTATAAAACTGTTTATCAAGGGATGTCTCCTCAAGATATTCAGGAAGAATTGTCAAATGTTAATGCTCAAATAGCTGCCCCTAATGTTTATCCTCAAGAAGGATTAGACATTAAGCGACAAGTTCTTATGGATATACTTTATGCTCCTAAAAAGAATATGGGAGGAAAAGTTCTTCCTGGAGGAGCTCATGAAAATGTTCCTTGTATGGAATGCGGAGGAAGCTACGATGTTGGCGGATCAATCTTCGGATACGGTTATCGCCCTGCCACTGAGTTTGGTGGTAATGTAGGTTTAGAGCAAGCTCAAAATGAGATGGTAGAGACTTACAAAAAGGGTGGTAAAAAAGCTAAAGCTGCTCTAATGAAATACATGCGCTCTATGCGTAAACAAGACGGTGGAGAAGCTCCTCAGAATGTAGGTCAGAGCGGTTATCTTATGGATAATCAAACAACTTTTAACAACTACCTAAAAGATAATATGCTTACTGCGGTAGATGAAAAAGTTGCTGATGAAATGTTTCAAGATGGCGGAAGCTTCGGATTCAATCCTTACAACTCTATGCAACAAAGAGCGGATATGAATCGATATAACTCAGGAGAACAAGCTAGAGCACAAGCTCGTGCTAACATGAGAGCTATGAATCAGCAGTTTATTCCGCAAGCTTATAACTCAATCTTTGCTCAAGCTGGAGCGGCTATGCCGGACACTTATACAGATGATCAAGGTAATGAGGTACCAATGACTCCAGAAAAATGGGCTCAGATACAGGCAGGAACACCGGGAAGTAATACTAATTATGATCCTTCAATGATTTGTACAAGTCAAGGTTGTTTTCCTCAAAGAACTGGTCAAACATCTTCTAATTATCTTACCAAAGAGGATGCTCAAAAAATGCTTGATGATTATCTAAAGCAGTATTACCCTCAGGGAAATTATCCTGTATATAATCCGTATGGATATAATCCTTATGGGTATAATCCTGAGTATAGAACTGGTTATGGCATGTTCCCTTACAATCCTACTGGACCTTATTACAAAACTAAGTTCAAAGGATGGAGCAACATGCCTACTACGTATAACTGGCAACAAGGCACCGGTTACGTAGCAAACAATCCTACAGCAGGCATGACTCCTGAACAAATAGAAAAGTACTGGGGAGATAAAGGCTTTAAGGCTAATGTTGAAGTAGATAAAAAAAGCGGCCTATTACATACAATTGCTCCTACAAGATTTGCACCTCGCCGAGTAAAGACTAATGTAAGTCTTGAAAGGATGCCTGGTCAAAGCGGATCATCTTCAGCGAGTGGATCAAGTTCTACAACTGGATCATCTTCGACAACAGGATCAAATTATACAGACCCTAATGCTAATCCTGCAGGAGATATGCCAAGAGATGCTCAAGGAAATATCATAATGGCTAATCCTTATGCTCAAAGATTTGAACAAGTTGTGACACCTGAACAAGAACAGCAGATGGATGCTCTTTTATACCGTCGTAAAATGGGAGGAGCATATGCATACGGTGGATATTATCAAGATGGTGGTGAAGAAACGGCTCATGAAGGAATAGGTAACTCTATGGGTTATAGCACTGATGAGCGTCGTCGTTTTGGAATCTTTACAAATCCTTCTACACCACCGTGGATGATTGCCGGATTAGATTTAGGAGCAAGAATCGGAGAGATGGACGAACAACAAGCTATGTTGGATCGTATCCGCTCTCGTCAAGGAGCGGATGCTAACTATTACGCTCAGGGTATGAAAAAAGGAGATTATACATTTGATATTTATGCCGGACAAAGTTTCCGCCCAGATCAAATGGGAGCAAAGGTTCAACCTGGATCTATGGGTAATATAGGAGCTATGAATATTGGTAATCCTTATCAAAGTAAACTAGGTGGTGAAAACGACTATGTTTACATGGATGACAATGAGATTGCGGAGTTTATGGCAAAAGGTGGTACAATTGAATACTTAGACTAACATGAAAAGAAAAGTCAGAATAGTGTCCATGCCTAAGGCACAGTCTGGGCTGGCTGTAAAGATGAATGCCGGTAGAGCAGCGATTGGTTTAAATGCTAATCAGCTTAGCTGGCCTGTTATGGCCGGCGAGTTTTCTGCTCCAGATCTTAAGGTAGCAAGTACAATACAAGAAGCAAAGGGTCCTTTTAATATTGAAGCTGAAAAAGGTGAAACTATTTTTCAGCCTGCAGGTTTTGGAGGAATCCCAGCGCACTTTAAAATCGGTGGTAAAAAACACTACGATGGTGGAACAAAGCTAAATGCTCCACCAGATTCCTTTATCTTCTCTGACCACAGTTCTATGAAGATAAAAGATGGTGATGTCCAAAAGATGTTTGGTAAAACCGAAAAGAAAAGTGGATATACCCCGGCCGATATTGCTAAGCAATACGATATAAACAAGTATGTCAAGATTCTTAGAGATCCTGATTCAGATCGTCTTCAGCGCGAAACTGCAGAGATGATGATCACCAACTACAATTTAAAGTTGGGTAAGCTCGCTTTAGCGCAAGAGTCTATCAAAGGATTTCCTCAGGGGATCCCGGCTATTGCTATGCCGTATATGATGACTATGAATATTGATCCTAATGATTTTACACAGACGCAGGGTCAACCGGAACAACCAGCTCCAGACAATATGTCTAAAGGAGGAAGTTATGTTCCTAAAGCTCAGCGAGGATTATTCAATCGTCGTAAAACAACAATGCGTTATAATCCTCAATCCGGAGCTTACGAAGTTCTAGATGAAAACGGTAACGTTATTGGTTTTGGTAATCCTGGACCTCAATATCCTGCTCCGCCGGTATACGGTGGATATCCTCCTGTTATGGGCGGAGGTATGGGTATTCCTGCTCCAGGTAAATCAGGTACTGAAGTATCTAGAGTAGTTAAGCGCCAGGATATACCTAAAGACGGTATTATCATCAAACGTGCTGATTATAAAACAGAAAAAGAATACATAGAGGCTCGTGACAATGCTTACCAAACTAGAGGAAACAAAAAAGTTTATACTCAAGGTTCGGATGGTAAATACTATAAGGTTGGTGAAAAAGCTCCTACGGGAACTACACCTGATGAAAACCTTAGCATGTTAGGAAAAGCTTTTGGTAATGACAAAGTACAGAAAGCTCTTTACGATAAGACTTTAGCTGCGGCTAAAAACTCAGAAAACCTAGGAAAAAATCCAGGCTTCACTGTACAAGAGTTAGAAGCTATGACTCCTGCTCAACTTACAACACAATTTCTTGAGATGCAGAACAGAAATGTTAAACTGTCTGCTCACTTAAAAAGTGAGGGTATAGGGTTTAACTGCTTTGATAATAAAGGAGATTTTAAGTCCGGTCCTGACTGTAAAAACGATAAGTATAAAACTTTAAATGAAGCTTTTGTAGGAGCAGGTGTTCAACCTCCAGCCGATAGAAAAGCAATAGGGATTCAACAAATATCCTACATCGGATATCGTGACCTTCTATCTGATAAAAAGCTAGACCCAACTTTAGCAGAAACTCTTAAGCCTTTTGCTATTGAAGCAAAAGGCTATGACGATGAAACAGGACCAGATGCAAACAAAAGAATTTCTAAAGCTGACGGTGTTTATACCAATACTACAGCTGGTGAGGTGGCAGGTATAAGAAGCGCTCCGAGTATCATCGAAGAGCTTGCAGAAGAAACTGAAGAAAAAGTAACTGATCCTGCGGCTCCTGAATACACAGCTGGAAATCTTTCCGCTCCTTGGTGGTTACAAGATATCATAAATATTTCAGGTAAGTTTGGAGATTGGGCAAGACTTAGAAAACGTTATCCAAATCTTCCTGTACCTGAAGTAGTACTTCCAGAAGGAGTGTTCGCTGATCCTAATCGCGCTCTAGCAGCTAATGCTGAACAAGCTAATATTATGGCTCAGAATCTTGCTGCTTTCCAAGGACCTCAAGCTTTATCTAGTCGTTCTTCTCAGATTCAAGGACAGGCTGCTCGTCAAGCTGCAGACATCATGGGTCGTTACGATACCATGAACGTCGGTATAGCAAATCAGCTAGAGTCTCAAAGATCACAAATCCTTAATGCGGCTAATACAAATCGAGCTAATATAAAAGCTCAAGAAGATATGTATAACGCTATTGTAGATCAGAACTTCCAGAACGCTGAGACAGCAGCTAGAAATAATCTTCGCCAGTCTTATATCAATGCTATGAATAATCGCTGGACAGCCTTTAACGTTAATCAGCTTACAGATCAATATCAGATGCATCCGGAAATTGGTGGAGGAATCTTCTTTGATCATGGAAGACCTGTTCAGCCGGATAGCTCATCTTCTACATCACTTAGCGATGCTTTCATGACAAATCGTGAAAATATGCCAGGTGTAGATGACAGCGTTATCTGGCAGATTACAAAGAACCAGATGGGAGTAGCTGATGAGAACGCGGTTGATCCTAACTACCAGGCTATGCTTCAGGCTCAAGCTAACATGTACAATACATCACAAGGACAATAAACTTTATAGGTTTAAAAAACTTATAAGATTTTTGTCTAAATTTCGCAGATACAATGGCAACATACATACAAGGTGTAACTGATTATATTCCAGAGCTACAACCGTTCCAACCGGATTTTAATATGCTCGCTAACGTTCTGCAGACTAAGCAGAGTCGTTATGATGCGGCCCACAAACAATTAAGCAGTGTATATGGTACATTGCTTAATTCTCCTATGCTTAGACAGCAAAATATTGATGCTCGAGATCAGTTCTTTAAAAGCATCGATCAAGAGATTCAAAGGATGTCTGGGATAGATCTGTCTTTGCAGCAGAACCAAACTGCAGCTATGGATGTGTTCAAAGGTCTTTATGAAGATAAGAATGTGGTGAAGGATATGATGTGGACTAAGAACTACATGAACGAGCTCAAGCGGGCAGATGCTTTTAAAAGTTGTGTTGATACTAAAAAGTGTGGTGGTAGTTGGTGGGAAGGCGGAGTAAAAGCTCTTAACTACAAAGCTCAAGAGTTTAAAAATGCTTCAACAGAAGATGCTTTAAATTTTGCTGATGCTTCTTACGTCGCAGCACAAGACTTTACAGAAGATGCTATTAAGCTTGCAAAAGACTCAGGCTTTGAAGTAAAGTTTGATGAAGTTAAAGGAGACTGGATTGTTACTACCAAAAATGGTAAAGAGATGATTCAGCCTCTTGCTGATTTCTATCTTTCTCGTTATGGCAACGATGGTAAAATCGTAGAGTTCTATAAGACGCGGGCTTATCTAAATCGTATGGATTGGGTAACAGCGAATCTATCTAACTATGCAGATGCCAATGAAGCTAACATGGCTTACATTAGTAATCTTGTAGAAGCATCTAAGAGAAAAGTTACTCAAGGAAAACAAGAAGCTTCTGAAGCCGCAGATATTGCAAAGACTCGATCTCAGCGTATTGACAAGACCATTAAAGAGCAAGGATATATTCCTAGCATGAATTGGTTAGAGGGGTGGAGAGAAGACAAAGAAGAAGTAGGTTCTACAGAACAGACTCTACAGGTATATGACGATGCTGATAACAATTTAAAAGCTTTAGGCATAAACCGGGATAATGTTCGCTTTGCTGTAGATAATTTTGATTCGGTGATGGGCTTTAATATGCTCAGAGAAACTACCTACAACGTAGCAGAAGGCTATGCTAGACTGAACCAAGAAGTTACTATTAAAGAAAACCCTTATGCTGTCCAGGCTAAAGCTCAAGCTTTCCAATTACAAAGAGCTAGAGAAAAAGAAGGTTACGTTGAAATAGATCCTGAAACTGGTCAAAGACGATACGTTTGGGGAACCGATATGTATCAAAAGTATGAGCTTAAAAGAATAGAAGAAGAAGAGAAAAAAAGAGCTGAGGCAGAACTTGCAAAAAAATTAACTACCTACACTCCTAAAGATTTTGGAGGAACAGCTACAACACTTGTTGATCAGAACAAAGCTTATAAGGATAACGTTTCTCAAAGAAATGCTCTTCTTGATAGAAAAAATAGTTCAGCTAAACAATATGTTTTAGAGGGTATTCGTGCTATTCAACAAGCTCATCAAGTAAACCAAAATAACCCTAAAGCAGGAGCTTCTTTAGATGCATTAAATCAAGTAACTTACAATATCTTAGGCGGTGCCTCAGGCAAAATAACACCATATGACCTAAGTGATGTAACTTACGGTACGATAGGTAAGAAAAACAAGTACGGCATAAACCCTCAAGCTCTTATTACCGGAGATAAAAAAGCTGTTGAAGATTTTGAAAAGCTATTAGACGATCCTGCAATTCTTAATCAGCTCTACGCTAATACTAAAACACAATTTGATCCTACAAACGGTTCAGGATGGCTTAATAATTCTTGGGTGACAGAAGATACTCGTACTACGTTATCTAAATACGAGAAAGACTTTAAGCTTAGTGATCAATTTGTAGAGGCTCATACCGACTTTTCTAAAAAACAATCTGAGCTAGCTATCACTCTTGCTCAAGCGGATCTTAGTCAAAAACAAAATACAGAAGATGAAGACGATTGGAATGAGATGGATCGCTCTTTTAAAGTGTTTAAAGAAGTTTACGATACCTCTAATGTTGATGGTTTTGTAGCAGATGACCCTGCTACAAATAAAACACTAGATGAGAAATTAAAAAAGATTGCTACAGAAAGAGTAAATAATTTTAAAAAGAGTAATCCTAGAGGTTATCAGGAGCATAACGCAATGGTTCTTGCTAGAGAAGCTCGTGATGTTTCATTAAATGCTCAAGCGGTAGCAACACCTTTTGGAGGATTAACTAAAGCCTTTGTAAAAGCAGGAGAGTATATTAATCCAAGTCTTCAAGCTCTTAGTCAATTAGGTACTGTAGAAGAAATGTCATATGATGCTGTTGTAAAAGAATATAAGCAAGGCTATGCTATGTGGAGACAAGCTTATTCAGATAAAGGAGCTTCTTGGACAAATCCAAAAGGATTAAAAGCTACAGATGACGCCGCTCATGGATATTCCGGAGTCATAGATTCTGGAGTAAGTCCTGAGTATTCTCAATCCAATATGGATTTTATGGATATGATTCAGAACTATAACACATTGAGAGATGAGGCAAAAATCTATTACGGTAACATTGAAAATACAGGTGAAAGATATAGAGATGGTGAAGACAATGATGCTGGAGCTAGAGACATATTAGACCAAGTAATAAAAGATTTTCCTTTAGGTGGAAGACTTTCAAAAGAAGGTTTACCGATAAATGAAGATAGAGTTGCCGGAGGATTTGATATTGTACCTATAGCCGCAGGTGATGAAAAAACTATGGCTTTTAGAATTGTTCCTAGTAAAGCTTGGGGTAAGCAATATCGTTCAGCTCAAGGTAAAAGCGATAAGCTTATTGATGATGACAGATACGCTGATGAAGGGATTGTTGTATACATGCCTAAGGATAAAATGCAAAGTGACTATCTAAGAAGAAGTGTATATGACGAGTATGATTTTATTATGGAAAATACAGGGAAGCTTAAAATAGAAAACCCTATGGCTGGTAATATTACTATAACAAAAGAAACAAACATGTATCGGTTAGATATGAATCTTATCGAGTACGATGATAATGGTAATAATATTTCACGAGCCGCTGAACCTACCTATCATGACCTTACGTTAGATCTTGGCGATCTTTATACAAGATTTAGTCAAAATCTTGATATCAATGCTATGCTTAATAGAACTACTTTGACTAATGCCGCTCAACAGTATAAAGGAGATCCTAATCAGATTTTATATAACACCCCAGCTCAGTAATAATCATGGCAGAACCGGTTAATCCTTTAGATGCTCCTACTTCTAACATACAACTTGATGTATCGGCAGGGTTAGTAGATCCTAGAAGTTTAGATATCACTGATATAAAAGTTCCAGATCCTCCTCGGTCATATCCTGTGGGAGTGATGAGTACAAACATGATACCTACTCAAAAACAGGTAAGTGTTTCCTCGTCTCAAGCAGGTGCCGAAAGATTAAGAGAACTTGGTAGAACAGCTGGAACTTGGGCTAATAACCCTACGTACTATTCTAAAGTAAAAGCTTATAACTCTGATTATGATGGAGCAAACTTTAAGAAGTATGCAGCTTTGCCTAGTGTTTATAAAAAGTATGGCTTTACTCCTTTCAGAGATAATGAATCGCTTTATAATAAAGAATCTAGTTGGCTAGAGAGATATAGTCGAAGTTTGACCTCTAGTTTGAATCTTGCTCAGTCTGCATATACAGATATGCTTCCTTGGAATACTTGGAGGGATTGGAATGATCCTAATATTACATCGGCTAAAGAAATGGCTCGATGGCACGCTATAGGTCATGACAGCAAAGGAGGGCTAGGATCTTGGATTAATAATATGACTGTAGACTTTGGTTATACAGGAGGTATTCTTGCCGAGATGGCCTCAGAAGAAATTGTTATTTGGGGGGCGTCTACTCTTTTAGCTCCAGAGACTGCAGGAGCAAGTTGGGCTGCAGCGGCCACACAAGCTGGTAGAAACATTAAAAAAGCTCTTAATCTTTACGATAAGTTCAAAGATGTACAAAAAGGTATCACTACCACATATGACTGGCTTAAAAAAGCAGATAAAGCAAATGATTTTTGGAAGTTTGCTAAAACATACGGAGGCAAGGGTATTAGCGGTATAGGAAAAGCGATTCTTCCAGAAACATTTAAGTATGGAACAGAGCTTGCTAAAAGTCCTAAAGCTTTTGAAAAAGCTCTTAGTTGGGCCGGAGCCTCTAAAACATTTGGAGCTTTCTATCGCGATGCTCGAGCTTATACAGCAATAGTATCCGAATCCAAACTAGAAGGAGGAAGTACAGAACTAGATGTAAGAGATAGTCTTATAGATGAGTACTATAAGAAAAACAACGGAAAGCTTCCTGGAGAAGAAGATTTAAAAAGAATCTATGAAGAAGCCGGTAATGCCGGTCGACAAGCTTTCTATTGGAACCTTCCTGCTCTTTGGATATCTAATAAGATAGTTTTTGATAAAGCTCTCAGAGGTTGGAAACCGATGTCTGCTTTTAGAGAAGAACTTGAAAAAGGTATTAAAGGTAAACTAGTATACGATGAAGCTTTAAGAAAAGCAGGTAAAGCTGCCTGGAGCGTTGTAGATGATGGATGGAAAGGTACTTGGAAAACTCTTACTACAGGCGCTACATATCGACCTAAAAATCTTCTCAATAACGCCTTAGGTTCTTTTGTAAACTATAGCAAAGCCAATATTACAGAAGGTCTTCAAGAAGTATATCAGGACGTGGTACAAAATACCATGACTGATTATTATAAAGATCGTTTCCATAACTTCTATACTACAGGTTCAAGATCTGTATTTGGATCTTTTTATGATCATATGAAAAATATTGATCCAGGAAGAGCTGTTGAAACTTTTTCTTCAGGATACTTTATGGGCTCTATGGCCAAGTTTCCTCAGAAGCTAATGTTCGATATTGTACCAGAACAGTTTCATAAGTGGACTAAACCGGAAGATTATAAACAGTGGAGGGATAGTCAAGAAAAAAACACAAAGAGTATTGTAGATGCTCTTAACGCTGCTACTGAGAATAACGGTTTCTGGGATGCTATTACTGAAAACACAGTATCTCAGATTACCAATCAGCGAGAAGCTGATATGGCCAATGAGGCCAATGACAAGCGTTCTTATTACACTATTACAGACGATAGTGTATCTCAACATCTTCATACTCTTATTCGTTTCGGAAAACTAGATCTTATAAGAGATCAAATTAAGGATATGAAAGGTCTTGATGCTAAAGGTTTACAAGAAGCCTTTGGTCCAATGGAGGGCACTGATCAAGAAGTAAGCAATGAATATCAATCTCGCTTAGATTCTTTCCTTAAGAAAGCTGATATGGTCGAGAAGATGTTTACTGAAACTGAAGAGAAATACGGTAATCCTTTTGATCCAAAAAGCTATAACCGTAAGACTGATCCTGAAGGGTATGAAAGAGAATATAACGCTTGGGTAGGATGGGAAGAAGCTAAAAAAGCTGCTGTAAAATCTAGCTACGACTTTTTCAGAACAACTGGTCGTATGAAGAGTGTTATGGATGAGCTTATTGCAAATAAGCCAGTTGCTGAAAGTATAGCTTCTGAATACATGATGGCTCTTAATACTAATACTCTTGATGTAGAAATAGAGTCTCTTAAAGGTAATAAAGCCAAAAATGAAAAAGGTCTTATTGAAGTTTACCGTGAAGGAGATGAAGAATCTCAAAAGAAAGCGGATGAGCTGCAGGGTAGATTAGATGTTCTTGAAAAATACAGAGACGCTATCGACGAGTATAAAAAAGCCGTTGAGATAGATAAAGCTAATCAAACAGGAGTTGTTAGCGAAGAACAGAGATCTGTCGAAAAAGGAGCTAAAGTAAAACAAGGTACAAAAGTCAAGAATAAAAAAGGCCGGGAAGCTGTTGTTGCTAAGATTAAAAAGGGCAAAGCTTATGATGAAAACGGCGGTCTTATCGGTAAGGTAAGCAGTTTAGAAATACTTGAGGGAGAAAGAGAAGAGGATATACTAACTAGTGCTACACAGAACCTTTACGACAACTATAGAGAATTTGTCAAATATATTTCTAGAGCTAAAGGTGAAGTAGCAATAGATGCTGGTATTGATGAGTCTTTTATGAAGCTCAAAGATTACTATGCTTTAGGAGTTGACCGAGAGTCTTATGCAGCAGCTGTTGACATCCTGCACAATCCTAGTAAGTTTACAGAATACGCTAGTCGTATTGCTCAACTTGCTGGAGAACTTAAGCGTCAAAATAAAGCTAAGATTGAAGAAAGCTATAAGAAGTTCTTAGCAGGTATGCATAAGAGCCAGCTTTTCTCAAAGCTTTATGAGATGGGAGTATTTGTAGATGAAAAAGGTATGGAAGCTATCCTTGAAGAAAAGATACCTTCTGTTTTCTACTACATTGCCGGCGAAAAAGAAATGGTTCCTTTTGAATCTGATACTTATAAAAAGATCCTTGATCTATTTGAAAAGTATGAAGCTGCACAAGGAGTTCGATTTACAGAGAAGCCTATACCCGAAGAAGAGATGCGGATGGATGCTCTTATGTTTTCTGGACAAACCCGTAATAAAATCAAAGGTGACGTCAGAACATATGAGGATCTTGCCAAAGAATATGGCTTTAATCTTGACCCTTCTGTAGAAACTAAAGTTAAAACTAGAGATATTTTACAAAAAATAATCGATAGTAAGTATTCTACTTACCGGGAAAAAGCTCTTGCTAGACGTCTTTTAGGTATTGTATCTAAGGAGAGTGTAATAACCTTTAAGAAGCTTAGCCTAGGCGGATACTTTCAATATAGTGCTGATGGTAAAACAGGAACCTTTATAGATCCTAGATATTTTTCTTCAGACTATAGAGGAGATTCAAAAGCTATTGAAACAGTTTTTCTTCATGAGCTTATCCATGAGATTACCAGCTTTGAACTAGATAAAAACCCTCAGTTCAAAGCGGCTATTAAAAAGCTTATGGATAGAGCTATCAAAGAGTATGAGACTAATCGTCCTTCTGATGAAATGGTATATGGTTATGCTGTATCAAAACCTTTCTATGGTCTTAAAAATGAACATGAGTTTCTTGCTGAGATGTTTACAAATCCTAGGTTTGCGGCATGGCTTGATACAATAGAATACGAAACTACAGGCAAAACTGTTTGGAAAGAGTTTTTGAATATGCTTCAGTATATGCTGTCGCAGATTCTTGGAGTAACAAAGGATAATACTCTCCTTAAGGAAGCTCTTAATATTGCTACATCCTACATCGAAACTATCCATGGTCAGAGCGTGGCTCAGCCAGAAAGAGTTGGAGAAAAGATACGTCCTGGTCGTCGCAGACCGTCTACCGGACCTACAGCAGGAGCTACGCTTAATCCTGGATCAAGTATTGAACAATACAGATCGGCGGGTGTATTGCCAGCTCTTGTGCAGTCTTATAGAAATTTTGTTAAAGATCGTACAGGGGCTGATAGCCTTACTGCAGAACAGTGGCCGGATCAAAACGTTGCTTCTAAAACAGATGACGAGGTAGCAAATAGCCCAGAATTTAGACAGTATCTGCAGATGGGCAGCGGAGAAGTACAAAGGATTCTTAATGAATACAATAGAACAAAAGTTGCTCCTCAACCGACTCCTGCTCCTACAGCAGCAACATTTACTCCGACTACACCTTATGGTACACCAACAGGGGCTCCTCTTACAACAGCTACCCCTGCTCCTGCTGTCCCTACCGGTATAGTAGAAGTTACTCCTGAAAAAGAAACTGAGATTATCAATGCTGTTACTGAAGAAGATTACATTGCTTCATCAGAAGGTATTACAGAAGAGGGTATTCAAAAAGCCAGAGGAGCCGAAAAACAAAGAGCTGTTGCGGATGCTAAAACTGCAGCTAAACATGCTCTTGATTTTATCTCTGGTAAGATAGATGCTAAAAACTATCTCAATAGATTAGGCTATGATATGGCGTCTCTTACTCCGCAAGACATTACAGATCTCTCGGAAAGAGAGTCTGCATACTGGCGTAGTAAACTGGGACCAGTTCCTCAAGCTCAGCCGGTTGCAACTCAAGAAGTTGTAGATGGTGCTGAGGCTGCTGCAGTAGAAGATACTACACCTGCTGAATACCAGCAGAAGAAACAGCTTGTTTCAGATCTGGGTTACAACTGGAATCAGGTAAACCGGATGACTAAGTCGGAAGCTCAATATCTTATTGATAATGATATTTCTGCTGAACAGCTTGCTGAAAGTAAGCGTATGGCGGAGGAATCCGCTAGAAGAGCCGCTGAAGAACAATCTCAGATGTTGTACCAAGCTACCATGCAGGAGCTTGAGCAAATGATTGCTGATGCGGAAAGCAAGTCTGAGTTAGACGCTGCGGAAAGCGCCATCTCTATAGCGATTTACGAAGATGAGATAAGTGTAGCAGATGTTTCCAGATTGGAAAGCCTTATTGAACAAAGAAAACAACAGCTAGCCCGAGATATCAAGTATGAGGATATTGAAGAAAACACAAGCTTGATCATGAAAAATGGATCTAGAGTAGTTGTTGTTAAAAAAGAAAATAATACTTTATATCTTCGTCCTTACGGTCAGCCCGGAGGAAGAGTCTTTACAGTTAAAGCTGACAAAGTCAAAGAAAAAATCTTATATAAAGACCAACCATTTGTGGAACAATTTGACGTAATCCCTCCAGTAGATCCTGAAAGTCAAGCAGCCGCTGTACAAGTTATTAATGACGCGGTTGAGCTGAATACTACAGATACTATTACCGAGGATCTTGAGGATGCTCGTACAGCTGTTACAGCTGAGATAGAAGATGATTTTGATAACTCTTTAGGATGCCAATAAGATGATTTGCGTATTAACAACAGAACAACAGCGAAAGTTCCGAAAAAAGGTTGCGAAGAACTTACTAGACATAACAGAGCAAAATACTCCTTTCAGTGTAAAGGAGTATGCTACTTCTGTCTATAACCGTGTCTTAGAGAAGACGCAGAACTCAGATCTTGCTCTTACATATGCGGCTCTGGCTCCTCTTTATATTGATCAGATAGCCAGTGCTGACAGAAATGTCAAGATGGCTTTGATGGATAAAAACGTGAGCTTTGATGAAATAGCTCGGATGGTAAGAGATTTTGGAAATGAGGAAACAGGTCTGGAAGCTGTTAAAACTACTTTAGGTATAGCAGCTAATATCGTCGGTGATGTTCGTAATATGAACGAGAGTTTGCAACAACAGACTCAAGAGCCTCCGGTTCAAGCCCCTCCCGTAACACCATCTGTTTCTGCTAATCAACCGGTACCTGATCCTGATTTAAGGACATCTTCTTCTAAGAAACAGTTTAATGCGGCTAAGCCTACTATTATGGCTACAAGAACGCAAGAAGCTATTTCTGATAAAAAGGGTGATCCAAACTACAATGTGCCTAATCCTGTTCTTGTTCCTTTCTTTAAAACAATTAGAGATGTTTTAACTAAACTATTTTCTCCGGTTGTAGATAGAGATGCGAATAAGATAGAGATTGTTCCAGGTATGCCTGGCGTAAAGTTACGCTTGATGCCTATTAATCAGATTGACAGATCTAAAGTCTTAAGTAGAGATCTTCAACCTGCAGAGGCAAACAAGCCTAGTAACTATGATTCCAATGAGCCTGTACTTGTCCTAACAGATAAATACGGTCAGCCTATTTTTTTTAATGATAACGGTGAGTATGATCCAAACGGAACACCTCGTTACTATTATTTCAGACAACTCTATTCTGGAAACTTTGATGCGCAAGGTAATCTGCAACCGTATAGAGCAGTTACACCAGGTACAGCAGATGATTACAGTCGCATAGATGCTTTAGCTAGACAGAAAAGAATTTCAAAAGAGGAAGCTCGTGCACAGATTATAAAAGATCTTGAGCTTGTTCAGAAACTTCGTAAAGCTCTTAAGGATAATCCTGATGAGATGCTTCTTATGGATATTACGGGAGGAAGCATGGGTTATGCTGACTGGGACTTTAATACTTTTACTCGTCTTTCTTCTATTGATTTTGCAGGTGAAAATATCAGATTTGAATCTGCTAAAACAGAAGGAGGCGTGGTTGATTTAGGAAGAGTTGTATTTACTACAAAACAGTTACCTGGATTAAAAATTGAGCTAGAGAGACCTGTAATAAAAGACTCTCCCAATATGGTAGATCTTTTGGCAAACCTTATGACTCAAGATCTTGTAGAGAAGAATAGTGTTGGAGATACTGTTAAAGTAAGTGTTCAAAAAAGAATCGATTATATCAATCAGTATTTCATGACCAGACAAGAAGGTCTGGATGTTTACTCTAATGAAGATGGTTCTTTTACTGTGAAGTTGATGGGTAATGTAATATACCAATCTCTTCCTACTCTTTATAAAAATCAACAAGGAGACTTTGTCAATAGAGAAGTTGCGCCTACAGCTCAAGAGCTCGCTGAAAACGAGCTCATGGGTCAAACAGCTAGGACTGAAATAAAAAATTATCTTTCTAATCTTCAGGTTCAAGCTAAACCTTTGGATTCTAATAGTGTTACAGATTTTCAAAAGCGTAAAGCTATTTCTGGTACAAACTTTTATGATCCGCAAACTAGATCTAAGTTTACAAAACCTGGCGATATTTTTTATAATACAGCTACAGGTCTTTATTACAGTGTACAGTATCCTAAAGGTAACGTCAAAGCCGATTTATTAAATAGAAATTTCTCTGATCTTTCTATTGCTAGAGAAGGCGATCGTTTCATGGTTAATCAAACAGAAAAACCATATAACGATTACATAAAAGAAAACTTTACCATACACTATCCTTTAAACGCTCAGCGCCAGCTCTTCCGTCTTAATGCCTATCTATCATTTGAGCCTACTAGTTCTACGATGGAAAAGATTAATCCGAGAGTTGAACCTCGTGTAGAAACACCAGTTGCTACATCTACTACTACGGATGCTACTGTGCCTCCTGTACAGACAAGTGCTCTACGAGATGCGATGAATAATCCAGAACTTGATAAGGGCATAGATGTAAAGAAAGATGAGTTAAAAGCTACTGAAGCTCAAATCGAGGCTGCCCGTAAGTGGTACGAAAATCATCCTCTTAGTAAATACTTTCCTTTTGAGGCCATGTTTACCATGGTTAACTCAAAAAATCGTCGTGCGGTAGCTACATGGTCTATGCAAGGTATTACTTTGTATAGAGGATCTGATTACTCAGATCTCTACCACGAAGCATGGCATGGATTTACTCAAGCTTTTCTTTCTCCTGCTCAGAAAAAAGCTTTGTATGCAGAAGCTGGTAAAATGTCTGGATCCTTTGTAGATTACAAAGGAAACACTGTTAAATTCTCTGATGCTGATGAAAAGCAGCTTGAAGAGTATCTAGCTGAAGATTTTCGTAAGTGGATGCTCAAAGGTGGAAAAGCAGATATTGCGCAGCCTGTTAAGAAGACTATCTTCCAGAAGATACTTGATTTCTTAAAAGCTTTGTTCGGCGACCTTACTTATGACGAAGTTGTAGCAGACTCTAAAGCTCTTCGTACTATTCATACTTTATATGAAAAACTCCGTGTAGGAAATCTTAGCGAATACACATTCTCTGAAGACAACGCTACTTTCGGAGTACTAGAAAAAGGTATGATGGCTATCAAAGAAGATGCTTCTGTAAAATCTTTGAGCTATGAAGACTCTAGATATCTTGTAGAGTTGACTGATTCTTTGATGTCAGAGTTTGTAGATGAATTTTCTAAGAACAAAAGATCATCAGGAAATATATCATATAAATGGACCAGCACTCTTCTTAAGAAAAAAGCAGGTCTCAAACTTGCTTATCAGCATGTTCTAGAAAGATCTATCAATACTAGAAATGCTCTTAAGGCAAAGTTGGATGCTGCTACAGAAGACGTTGTAAAAAACAGTCTTACCAAACAAGTTCAGCGCCTAGATTGGTTCATTGACAACTTTGGTAATGTTGATAATCTTCTTGAGAACCGTCCTAAAAAAGGAGAGGATACTCGCAGCGTTATTGCTTATCATATGCTTAAGTCTCAGGTTCTTGAACCTGAAACAAAAGAAGGTTTCTTTGATGAGGATGTTACTAAAGAAGAAGATCTTTGGTCTAAAGGAAGAGAAGGATATGATAAGGGAGGTAACGAGCTTTCTCACCAAGAGATGGCGAGTACCGAGATTCTATTCTTAATGCGTAGTCTACACAAAGTAGACAAGAACGGTCAGCCGGTATATATGCCTGGCACAGAATATGAGTATGAGGAAAACGGTGTAAAGAAAAAAGCAGGTGTTCCTCAGCTTGAATCGTTTGACCGGGTATGGAATGCTACAGCAAAGCTTTTGCAAAACACTCTAAACATTGAGACTATGTTTGCTAAGTTAGCTGAATACAGAAAGAACAACAAAGATTTCCCTATGGCTCAGCTTATGGATAAGATGGGCCCTGTGGATACAACGGGTACAACAGAATGGCATCTTTGGACAAACTTCTGGCAAACTTTTAATAAATCTCGTGTACCTCTTGTACAAGCTGGTGTAGAGATTGTTAATGTAAATAAAGAAGGTAAAGCTCTCAATTTTGAAAACTGGAGATACGAGATTAAGATTGGACAATCTTCTGGTAATATAAAACGGGTTGCTACAGATTGGGAACATTACTTTGCTTCAGCTAAAACTAGGTTTATAAAACCGGATAAAAATGGTGTAAACTATCTGGACATGGCTGAGGTAATTAAAGCTTACCCTAAAGCGCCTACAGGAGCTAAAGAACAGTTAGCTTTTTTAAGAGATATCGGATTCTTACTAGAGGAAGATAATCTTGACATTGAAAATGCTCTTCTTGATGAACAGTTTGATGCAAAACCTTTTTGGTATGTAATTAGTAAGCTTAATAAGAGAAGAGATAATTCGGGTAAACCCGCTGTAAAGATTACTAGACTTTCTCATCTTAAAGAAAAGTATCCTTCTTTTCAAGGTAAAGATGATAACGGCAGAGATGTTACATATCCTGAACTAGAAGGTGAAGGCCAAAACTGGAATAAGATTCTTGAAGCTGAAGCTAAATACTCAGATCTCAGAGGAAACTTCATGGTTACAAATGCTGAGGGTAATACTCAGTTTGAACATACCTTGAATAACTCTTTGACTATTATGGTCAATGCTGTTAACGATGTATCTACTTATCAAGAGCTTATCAACTTACCGTGGATGAGACATCTTGATGTAAAGAGAAACCCGTGGGCTAAGTCTTCTGTATGGCTTAATTCCATATTTGATATGGAGGATCTTGATGGAGAAGGAAATATTATAGGAAAGAAAAGATTAGATCCTAAAGGACAACCTGTAAAGTTTGTATTAGAAAATCTTAGCGGTGTTGCTGTAGAAAAAAATGGTGAGTTTGAAAATGAAAAAGGTATTTCTTCTGCCAAGGCCGATGTAGTTACAAAGCTTTTGATGGACCTACACTTAAGTATATTAAGAGGTTCTCCGGAGCTTATGAGACATGCTGATAAGGGAACATCTTTTTCTGTATTTGTAAGTCGTATATACAATCCTAAAGTTTCTACAAAAGCTGGACAACTTGCTACAGCGTATGTTCCTACTATTCAGTTGCTCAGAGATCTGAAAAATGATAACAATCAGTCTCTTGGTTATAGTGAAGGAGATGAGAATATGTTTAGCAACTATATGCTTGGTTATATCAATGCAGAGCATGCTCGTATAAGACAGCTCCGTAAAATGGCCAAGGACGGTGCAACAGATTTTGACTTTAAGTATCTGACCAACGGTAGAGGATTTGTAGCTTTTTCTGATGTATTAACTATAGATACTAAGAAAGCTTTGCTTAAACTAGATCAAGACCTAGATACGTATCTTAAGCAGAATACAGAAGACGCAAGAGCTCTTCGTAATGCGATGAAGACTGATGTGATTCAGTACTTTAACAAAGAGACGGCTCGTGTAATGGATATGTTTAAGAATGCTAGAGGTATCGATGGTAAGCTTTTGGTCGGTAAAAGCGTCTTGACAAAACTTAGTGGTCAAATCCGAAATGAAAATCTTGGGTCTGATAATCTTAAAACAGGAGCTCAAGAAAATGCCCTGGTTAAATCTTTCGTAATAAACAGTTGGATTCACAATATGGAATCTGTATCTGTTATCTATGGTGATCCTGCTCTTTATAACATGAAGAAAGAGGAGTTCCATAAACGTAACGCAGGTGTAGGTTCTACCGGTACAATTTATCGTACAGATTCTTTGGCTATGGACTATGTAAATGGAGTTCTTGGCCGAGGATATCGTAAAAAGAGATTCCCAGAAAAACAAGAAGACTATCCTTTTGATGGTCGTATGAACACAGCTGTTGTAAGGGATAATGAAATCCGTTCTACATATTTTAGTCAGTATGCTGATGCTCTTATTAAAGATGAGATGGCTCGTACTAATGTTAGTCGTCAGGAAGCAGAAGCTAAAGTACTTGGAGCGGAAAGAGATAAAGATGGTAATATTACCAAACTTGGTACTGTATCAGATCCTATTGAAGGAGGCTTGATATATGCGTACCAGAAGATGAATGAAGGAGATGCTCAAGGTTGGATAACTTTTGACTCTTATAGAATACTTCTTAACCTAGAAGGTAAGTGGAGTGATCAGCAAGAGGAGATGTACCAGAAGATTATAAATGGTCAAGATATCGATCATAGAACACTTACTCAATTCTTCCCTCCTCAAAAGCTGCAGTATTTTGGACCGCTCGATACTGAAGGATTGCCTATTACGGCGTTCCACAAGTTTTCTTTATTTCCTCTTGTACCTACAGTAATCAAAGGTACCAAGCTTGAAGATCTACACGATAAGATGGTCAATGAAAACATTGACTATGCTTTATTCCAATCAGGTTCTAAAGTAGGTACCATTACTAAGGAGGCTAAGAAGAAAGAAAAAGATGGCTTTACATCTTTTGATCCAGTATATGATAAGCTTTATTCTTCTGATGGAGATCGCCAGATTTCTGAAGAAACCTTTACTAAAAACACAATCTTCTTAAATTATCTGAAGAACCAGCTTGAGATTGCACCGGAGTTTAAAGAGAAGGTTACTTTCTCTACTCAGTTACGAAAGCTTATTGAAGATGGTCTTATTGAAGGAGGAGTGCCTGTAGATTTCCGCAAAGATGTAAAAAATATCAATCAGCGTCGAGCTCTATGGAAAGCCCTCAGAACAGAAGAAGCTAGAGAAAGAGAATCTCCTAAATACAAGCTTTATAAAAAGTATGAGAGCAATGTTCAGAAGCTTACTGAGCTTAAGAAGCTAGAGCTTTTGGATGAGATGAACTGGAAGATGGTTAATGGCAAACCAGAAGGTAGCCTGAAAAATCTTTTAGAGTTTGTAAGAAAAGAGATGACTCGTCAGGAGATGGCGGATCACGAGATTGATTTTGTAGATCTTGGCTATGGCGGAAATAAGATTAAGCATGACTTTTCAATGTCTCTGTCTGCAGAGAAGATTGAGAAGATGCTTAACTCTATTGTTACTCGTCGACTGATTAAGCAGAAAGTAAACGGTGAGGCTCTTATTCAAGTATCTGGTGCTGGATTTGAAACAGCCTCTTCTACTGGTAGAGATTATACTAATCCTACAGATGAGCAGAGAAAGAGATGGGGTACAAACGATCTTCCTACTTATCATAAAAAAGCTGACGGTACAACTGCAGCTATGAAAGTAAAAGTTGCAATGCAAGGGCAGTTTAAGAAACTACTTAATCTTCGCGACAAAGAAGGTAATAGAATAGGTACCGTAGATAAGCTTAACACTTTGCTTCAAGATGAAGAGTGGTTAAATACAGCGGATCACCGGCGCATGATTACGATGGTCGGTGTGCGTATTCCAGTTCAGGGTCTTAACTCTATGGAGTTTATGGAGGTGTATGAGTTCTTACCAGAAGAAGCTGGTAATATCATAGTGCCGCCGGCAGAGATTGTTGCTAAATCGGGATCTGACTTTGACATTGATAAGCTTACAGTGATGATGCCATCATATACTACGGAGATCCAAGAAGACGGATCTCGTAGAATAACTATGGCTAGGCAGCGTACTAAGCAAGAAGTAGATAAACTCTATGCTCAATATGAAAGATACTATGTAGAAAAAGAAAGAGCTCTTACAGAAGTATCACCTGTTACAGGTTCTCTTGAAGATCTTGCACCTTTTAATAGTCTTTTATTTAGCATATTTGGAGACACTGCTGAAAATCTGGATGCGGAGCTTGCAGATATTCTTAGAGAAGAAGGTAAGATTTCTTCTAAAGAAGATTTTGCTCGTAAGCTCAATGGTACAAAAGCCGTTGAGAATGATCTCATCTGGAACATTAAAGAGATCCTTGAGCTTGAAGATAACTTTGCTACTCTGATTAAGCCTAACGGTACAGATATTGTTAAGCCTCTTGCAGACGAGCTTGCTTCTAAAGTCACTCAGTATAATCCTAAACAAAGACTTTCGGGAGAACTTTCAGCAGAGGATGCTGCAGAGCTTGGTGAAATTCCTGGTCAGATTGCTGGAACAAGAATATTTGAAATAGGTTACAACCAGTATAAGCATAGTTCAAATAACATTGGTAAACAAACTCTTGGTCTGGGTGCCGTAGATAATACTTTCAACAGCATCTTTAACCGAATAGGAGCTTATCTATTACCGGTAGCTAAAGTCCCTACCAAACGAGGTAGTAAACAAACTTTTGATGTTGTCCAGACTCTTCGTGTTCCTCATAATACTTTAGATATTAATGGTCAGCAGGCTATCTCTTTGAGTCATATCATGGCTAAAGATGGTAACCGTATTTCTGATGTGATATCCCAGCTTATTAATGGTTGGGTAGACATTGCAAAAGATGCATGGATCTTTAACATTCAAGGTAATAAAGAGATTGCACCTATTCTTCTCTTTATGGTTCAGGCCGGTGTACCTTTTAAAACAGCTGTATACCTTGCTTCTCAACCTATTGTTAGAGAATATGTAGAAGCTCAGCGTAGAGCTAAGAGTACTTTTGGAGACATGATGGGAACAGCTCCAGAAAAAGGAGCAATGATGTTCCGAGTAGAAGCTCGTTCTAAAATACTTTCTGATGGTCGATTTAACTTCTTAGAGGATCTTAATCTTAATGCTCGGGATGTAAATAAAAAAGCAGTCTTCTACAAGAAGACCGAAGATTTTCTTGATAGAACTCTTGGCGCAACTAATGAGTTTTCTGAAGCAGATCTTAAAAAAGAAATAGAAGATCATGCAGAAGCTTTAGAAAAAGGAGAAGAACCTAAATACTCAGATGTACAAAAAGCAGCATTCTTGCACTTTATACAGATTGAGGAAATGGCTACTGCAGTTAGAGATGTCAAGATGAGTATGAACTTTGATACCTCTAAGTCTGATAGTTTGTTCGATGCGCAGAACAGAACTTTGATGCTGCAAAAACTTAGAGAAAATGGTCGTTTACCTGAACACCTTGTAGATGATATCTTAAAAGAAACCATCATAGGAAGCTTTTATGTGCAGCCTTTCCAATTAGAGATTTGGAAAGATCTCTTCCCTCTTCGTAACAGTAAGGTTCTAAATGATTGGTTAGCTGAAAAGCTCGCTTCTAATATCGCTGATGATGTTAATGCAACCTTCGGTGATGCTGAAGTTTTTTCTAATGAGTTACGCAACGACCTAGTAAACTTTATTTTCCAAAATACTCTCAAGAACTTTAATATAGGTAAGCTTACTCATTACAAAGGGGAAGCTGTAGAGGACATTATGGCTTCTAAGCTTAATGAAGCTGAGAAGATTAAGAGTCTTTCTATAGGTGTCTTCTTTAAAGACGGTAAAGCTTATTACGACAGAAGATCTTTAGATCGTCAGTATGCTGGCCAGCTTTACAATAAGGCAGAGTATGAAGAGCTAGGTTTAGCTAAGCTTCCTATTACAACATTCAGTTCTAAAGAAGAGTATTTCCACTATGTTTTCGAAAGAGAATATTTAAGAAGTCTTTATCCTAAGCTTTCTGATGTAGAAAAAAGCGCAGAATATGCTTGGATTGCTGGTAATGTTAAGTCGAATACTAAACGTAAACAGGGAGAAACGGATGAGGCTTTTGCTAGCAGGCTTAAAACTTTGAGCTATGAGGAGTTTCTCAAGGAAAAAGCTTTAGAGAACATCTTTAACACAGACAAGATTTTTAAAGGTGAGCTTAGCTTTGCTGATAAACTTGTAATGATTAAAGAGAACTACGGTAAAGAGCTTGCTGAACAGTTCAGTATTATCGAAGCTCTTGTACCTAACTCTGGAGGCGGTGTAAACAACGTTGTCCTTAAGTCTAAGTTAGATGATCCTGACAAGCTCAATCTCTATTACGAAAACGTAGTTTCTCTAGCCGATCCTACAGTTAAAAAACTGGAAGACCCTATGGCTAATCAAATGGTTAGCGAGTTCTTTGCTATGCTTCCTCTTGTAGGATTCTTACAGTCCGGTATGAGTACTAAGTCTATGTTCTCTATTAATAGAGCTATGCCTCAGGATCTCTTTATCAGACTTATGGAGCGTCCTATAAAGGAGTACACTGAAAAACTTAATCCTTTGGCTCTAGACTTTTTCTATGAAAAGTTCTTGTCTCAGAACAGTCTGAGCAGTAGATCTAAGACTAGAAAGCGCTTTAAGGACTACTATTCTCAGGACTTTAGTTTAGATGAGACTTATAAACTTCATAAAGAAGGCGTAAAAGAGTATTCTCCTAGACCTTATGCTGAAGAAGCAAAAACGCTTATTGGCACTAATGAAGACGGGGTTACGGTTATGAGTAGCTCTATGATCAATCTTGATGTAGCTACAGCAATGGCTGCAGAGAATCCGGATAGCATCTTTGTTTTTAACGATGCTTTCCAGGCGGTTCCTCTTACCTTTCCTCAAAGATTATTGCAGGATAGAAACTTCCGAGGCCTGCCTATCTCTAACAAGTTTGGGTTACCTACTTATACTGTCTACAGCGTTACAGAAAACTCTGCAGTAAAAGACATTAACGGTACTATAGCACCATTCATGAAACAAAAGATTGATGATGCTATAGATTCTCTTAAAGCTGAAGCTGAGCGTGGGATGAAACTAGTCTTCAATAGTTCAGGATATGGGCAAGAATGGATAGGTAATTTTATAGATCCTAAATACAAGGATATACGAGCCCGTGCCGAGCAAACTTTCTTATATTTGTCTGAGAGACTGTATAAAGAATTTGGGTATGTAAACCCAGGCTATGACCTTACAACACAGGGTAAAAAGACCCTGCAAGAGTTACAGCCTATTACAGACGATGACGTAAGAGAATTTATGTTAAACTGTTATAGATAATCAAGATGCAAGCATGCCCTATTGGTCCAGAATGGGATCTCCTCGTAAAAGAGGTAGGTCCCTTTCAGGCATACAGAGACTACCTACAAACTGGTGGCGAAATACGTACTCCTTCCGAAGTAAAAAGCAAGCTTCAGTCAGAAGGTGTACTTACTTCTATCTATCCGGCTCATCAGTATCAGCTAGAAAGAACTCAGAATAGTATTCCTCCGGCAGATCTAAATGCTTTAAAAAAGCTGGCAGAAACACTTACTGCTAAGTTTCCGGGCTATGCTTATAAGATAGAGAATCTTCCTAATGAGAACTTTAAGGGAGTATTGGTACCTTCTACAGACCCTAGAGCTGTAGGAGGCAAGCCTACAATTATAATCAATGGAGCAAAGGCTAGCAAAGACACTCCTTTACATGAGTTTGGCCACGTGCTTCTCAATATGGTTAAGGCCGAAAATACCAGACTCTACTTCGGCCTTCTTAATAAGATGTTTGATTCTTATACAGAAGAGGTAAGGCCTGGAGAAAAAGTTACTAAGTATCGAGTTAAGGCTAAGTACAAAGAAGAGTTTGCTATTATAGAAGCTCTTTATCCTATTCCTGAAGGACTTAATGATAAGCAAAGGGAAGCTGCAGAAGTGTACCAGATAGAAGAGTTGATGGTAGAAATGATGGGTAGGTTTGCTGCAGAGTTTTATGACGATAATGGCGAGTTTAAAGATGACCACGTAAGTAGGGATAAAACCCTTCAAAGCTTATCTAAAGCTTTAAGAAAGATTTGGGAAACAATTAAAAATATGTTGTTGGGAGGTGTTCAAAATATTGACGCTATTAATATTTCTCCGGATGCTTCTCTTGATGACTTAGCTATTATTCTTGCTAATCCTAATATTGCAGTAAAATCAGGAGAGTTAAGTCCTGCTAAACCTGAAATAGAAAAAATCAATAATAAGATTTTAGAGCTTACATCTTTATATAACCAGATGGATTCCAACGATGTAAAGCTTGTGCAGCTAGGAGAAAATTTCTTTTATCTTACAACAGCTCAAGAAGAAGCTTTAAAGAAAGTACAAGAGGCTCTTCTTTGGTATAGAAACTATGTAGACGCAGGAATAGCGCCTAACATGACTACTCCTAAGATTGAAACAGGTTTAAAGTATGTTTATCAAAAGATTAAAGAGAAAAAAACTCTCTTAGGTAGACCTCTTACGTTTGAAGAATATGAACAGATTTTAGATGAGCCTCGTTTAAGATATGTAAAGATTATTTTACAAACTTTTTTCAATAACCATGCAAGATTTAGACTATATAACAACTTTGCCACTAGTACTGAAGGCAGCATTAGATCTGCTATTGCTAGCTTTGTAAGTGATCTTAATGAAAGGATGTTAGGTAACAGAAGAGGTTATGATCCTAATACTTACGGCGTGAGTCCAGATGCACAACTTGGTAATATATTAAAAGATCCTGGTCATTTTTTAAGACCTCTCTTTGTAGCTCAGATGGCTCCTGTTGGAGGACAACTTTTTTCGTATACTACACGCAAGACTCCTCAGTATAGAACTAGTAATTATGATAATCTTTCAGATGCTATATTTGATGAAGTTGCTAAGCTTGAAGAAAATAAAAGAAATACTAAGGCTTATAGAGAGGCAACCTTTACATTAAAATATATAGATCCGGCTACAGGCCAAGAAACTACAGAAGATATAGATGTAGATGGGACTCTTCAGCCAAACGGACTAATTAAGACAAATTTTAGATCTGATAAATTTTCTTTTGGTGATGCGGAATGGATAGTTCCAGCAACTGAAGATAATGTAAAAGCTAGATCTATTGTTTCATATAACTATAATCGTTATGGTGTAGTAGAGGTTAGTAATGGAAAAGCTTTGATTTTACCAGGAGATGGTATTACAGGAACCAGATATAAAGACTGGTATAAAGCTATTAAAAATAAAGATTATGCCAAAGCTTCCGAGATAGCAAATAATCACGGGGTTCTTAGAGACATTCAAGATCTTAAAGCAGTGATCGATATGCCCAACCGGGTTCTGGAAGTAATGGGGCGCGTAATAGATACGGTTTCTTCTCTTTTTGCAGATGCTGACTACGCAGGTATTGAGTTTACTCCTGCTAGCGGATCATCATCTATAAGAGATTCTGGAGAAGAAAGAGAAAGGATCTATAACCTAATGTTTGCTAGAACCTTTGGTAGATACTCTACTGTTAAAGTAGGAGATAGAGGACACTCAATGATAGTTCCTACCTGGTATCGATCAAGCCTTAATGTCAATCAGCCTGTTTTTCAGCTAGACCGTACACCAGATTCTATACAAGAGTTTGCAGAAAGTACAGACACGTCTTTAGCCACAGTTGCTATAGAACCTATGAGGGCGTCTATATCTGTTACTCCGGAAACAACAAGCAACACTAAAGGGATATCCGGCCTAAAAGCTCTATTACGTAACCTGGCCAACAAGCTTTATGCAAAAGCCCTGGCTAATCAGTTTATGGTAGGCCAGAACGCTATCAAGTATGAGTTTATCGATGCGGCTGAAGCAGCAGAGATTACGAAGAACAAGACAAATCCTTGGAACGGAGAGAAAGCTTTCTTCATAGGAGACACAGTATACTTTGTAGGAGACAGAGTAACCATGGGAGATATGTTCCATGAGTTCTCTCACCCTTTTGTAAGAAGTCTGTATTACCAGAACCGGGAGATGTTTAATAAGATCTACCGGGATTTACTGAAGACACCTGAGGGATTGGCCTTGTACAGGCAGATGAAGATTGATTATCCGGAACTTAGCGAGACAGACCCGCTGTTTGCTGAGGAGATGATAGTAAGAACACTTACTGCCGCGTCCGGAATGGAACAGCGTGGTGAAGCTAAATCTGATAGCTTTGCTTCTGTCCTTAAAGATTTGATGTTTGCTCTACGTCAAATGCTACGTCAGTTCTTTGGTAAGAGTATTAATGCCTCTAAGCTTACTCCTAATACTAATATTGTAGATCTTGTTAATATGCTTAAGGAAGGTCAGGTCTTCGAGATAGCTGATGAAGCCCTCGAGGATATCGACACCGTAGCTTATATCCGAGATACTAACCAGTATGTTACTGATCTACTGCGTATCAGTAAGCCTGAACTTATTGGTCTTACCGTTAGAGCTCACGACATCGCGTTAAAGCAAATCGATGCTGTTTCTCGTAACCGTAATTATGAAGAGATTGCTTCCCTGCTTGCTGATGAGTTTAAGCGTGGCGACTTACAAGAGATGAAGCGCAATCTTTCGAAGTTTGCTAAACCTCTTGAAGATAAACTACGCCAGAAGCGAGACGAGGTTGAATATAATAAAGCGCATGCTACCGCGATGGTTAACACCTTCTTCCGGTTGCAGAACATGACGGATAAGATTCGTGGTCACATGTTAGAACTATCTAAGGATAAGGACAACATTGACAACATGCACAAAGCGGTCTATTACAACTACTTACTAGACTACTGGTCCAAATATATTGCAGAGGTTATCAAGACTATGAATGAGGCTGGTGTACCTACTAGTAATCCTTTGTATTCTCTTGTTACTAGTATCGATGGTAATATCAAAGGGACCCAGAAATATACTAAGGATATCTACGAAAGAGGTAGCCGGGATGTTATCTATAGCCAGCTCATGCCTATGGCTGAGAACATCGATAAGCGCTATAAAGGTATCATCCAACGTCTTAAGGATAGAAACGCTTCACCAAAGCTCATTGATTCTTGGATGGTTGAATACACTGGTCTTACCCAAGTAGAAAACGATGAGAGAGATACTCTTCAAAGTTTAAAGGATCAGGGTAAGAGCACGTTTGAACAGAACAAGCGCCTAGCGGCTCTTGATAAAAAATCTTTAGATGGCGCTCAAATCACTGAGCAAAAAATTGAGAAAGCTCTTAAGGGTGAGCTTAAGGACGGTAACGTCTTTAATGCTTTCTTTGAAGGTTACATGTATAGTGCCGATCCTGTTGTAGGAGGCTTTGCTCTTTATGTCAAGAATCAGATGTCTGATGTAATGAACAAGGCTATGGGCAAGTTTAATGACTATGCCCGAGACATGGCCCCTTTACTTAAAGCTGCAGGTTATAGCGGAGCTAATGTGAACGCTCTTATAGAAAGAGTAGCTCGTGTAGAAAAGATAGGTCGTATCAATGAAAAAGGTGAGTGGGAAGAAAGAGATGTCTGGACACTGAAGAGTGCTCATAAAAACTGGCGGATTGATCTAGATCGCGCACGTTATAAAGTAGACGAAGCTCATAAAGAGTACTCCCAGCATAATACCGATGAGACTTACAAAGCTCTTATTCAAGCTATCGCTGATCGTAAAAAACTTCTTAGAGATTACTTTCACCAAGAATACCAAGCTAAGGTCTATGCTCGAGATTATATGCTTGAGCAAGGATATCGCGTTGTAACTATTAATGGTAAGCAAGTTGATGTTGGCTTAGAAGCGGCATATCTTAAAGACCGTCTGTTTGAACTGATGGGTGAGATTACCAATTCTAATACTTCTCAATTAGACGAGCTTCAGACTTCAGATAAGATGGATGATCTCTGGAGACAATATCACCAGCTCTTTTCTTTAGTAGACGCTAACGGTAAGATGAAGACTGGTCTGGATAAAGAGATCGCTGTTCTCTTAAAAGAATATCGCGAAGCTTCAAAAGATCCAGATACCGGCGAGTCTTATTTTGAATGGAAGCCTCGCACAGGTTTGTTTGAAAACTCCATGGCTCAGTTTGAGCAAGAACTTGCTCAAAGATTTGCTCCAGGTAGCCCAGCATATGAAAGAGAGTTTTCAAGATGGGTGCGCAAGAATAGCCGCGTCGCTATAAAGAAAGAATACTTCGATGAGATCCGCAGTATCATGGCGGATATAGAATCGATTATGAGCAAGCTTCCTGATTCTACTAAGAAGAAGTATGCAATCTCAGAGACTTACTCTAAGATTATGGATCTTGTTGCAGGTAACCGTGATGATGACGGTCAGCCTAATGGTATGAACTTTACCCAAAAAGGTATAGAGTTTATCAAACAGCAGCAAGAGCTTCTCAATGAGATGATGAAAGGGTTTGCTAATCTGTCCGGATTAAACGAAGATGAAGCTTCTCGTTACAGTTACTACTGGGACCAGATCAATAACAAGGTACCTCTTAGTGCTGCAGAACAATCCGACTTTAATAATCTTAGAAACAAGTCTGATAATACAGGTCTTAGTAAACTTCAAAAAGAAAAACTCTTTGCTTCATTTGCTAAGCTTGATGGCTTACGTAAAAAAGAGGCCACCACTTATTACTGCCTGATCATGAATAATCAGCTGAGCAAACTTGATACAGCTCAGATGATGAGAATCATGAATACTAATAACATCACATCTGAATCTGCAGATCTAATCTTGCAGGGTAACGTGATTAATTCTCTTCTTGGTCAGAGCGCAGAGTTCGATGCTTGGTTCTATGCTAACCATATCCAGAAAGAAGTATATGATCAGGAGCTTGGTGCAAAGAAACCTGTATGGCAAAGAATATATGTGTGGAATGTAACCCGTCCGGTTAATGAAGATTTTTATGAGAAGACTGTAGTAACACGCGCAGATGGCAGATCTTATACTATAAAAGGTTTGCCGGCAATGAAATACTATAGCCGTGTTGTAAAGCCTCAGTATCGTACTGAAAGAATCATAGGCAATACTGTAGATAACCAGGGGAACTTCCTACCTCGACTGGACATACCAAATAGCCCTTATATAGATCAGGACTATTTGAATATGCAGAGTACAGATCCTAAGCACTATGCTATCCTTGAAAAGATGAAGGAGCATCATCTCCGGAATCAAGAAGGATTGTCATATAGAAGCCGACTCTATCTTGATATTCCTAGATATAGAAAAAATGCTCTAGAGGTTCTCCGTACTAAGAAGCTATCCGCTATAGCAGGCGATGTTGGTGAAGATAACTTCCCTATTCTTCAGCTTATGATAGAACGTTTTAAAAACTTCTTCCGTAAAGCTAAAGATGAAAAAGGTGAGGGTTACGCTTGGGAAGACGATGCTATGCTTGTTCGTGCAGACATGTTTGATAATGAGGTAGCTAGTGTACCTATCACAGGTCTTTACGATTTGGATATCAACGACGTGTCTCCGGATGTAAACCAATCTCTGATGCGTTACATGTTCTCAGCAGAGCGTCAGAAGAAGCTTATTGAAATTAATCCTGTAGCTAGAGCTTTACAATCTACTCTTAACAACCCGGATAACTTTGCTAAAGAGATGAACAAGATCAACAAGTTCAACTTTATGCATAGAGGGATCATGACTTACTTAAATAAGAAGGGTAAATATGTAAGGCAGTATGCGGTTAATAATTTTATAGAAAGAGAGTTTGAGGGTATTACAGATGTGGGTTGGACAGCGGGTATGCCTTTCTTACAGAATGTTACAAAGATGATGCTTAGCAGAAGCTCTCTTGCTTTCTTCGCCCTTAATTTTCCTAGCGCTATAAAAAACGTTTTAGGTGCTAAATACCAAGGCATGATTATGTCTGCAGGAGGTATAGATATAGATCCTATTTCTATGGCTAAAGGAGAAGGCTGGGCATTTAATACAATGTCTCAGGTTTCCTTTAATACTTATGCTCGCGGACCTAAGCCTTTGAATATGCAAATAGCAGATTCATTTGATGCTATTCGCGGTAGAGCAGAAACTAAGCTCCCTGAATCTTTATCTCGTACTTTCTTGCATGATGTAGCTAACTTCAGCTATCTGACCAATTTTAGAAAGTGGACAGAAGATGAAGCTGCACTGCAGCTCTTTGCCGGCATGATGTATAAAAAGAAGATTACACGTGATGGTAAAGAGATTAATTATATGGAAGCTTGGGAACAGGTGGACGGTCAACTTAAACTTAAAGATGGTATAGATGTTCGTTATAGTAACATGCCTACTAACTATACACTAGAGGATGGCGATACACTAGAATCTCTTGCCAAGAAGTTTAATATGACTAAAGAGGATCTCCAACAATCTATCAAAGGCCAGTCTTTTAAAACCGGAAAAGAAATTAAGATTGACAATCTGCTTTATAAGGCTTTCCGTAATAGGTTCCATACAGTACAGATGAACCTTAACGGTGCCTATGATAAGTTTGATCAACCGGAAGCAGCGCGCTATCTGGCTTATAGAATGATTGCCTTTCTTAAGCGTTACTTTACCCCGATGTTTATTAATCGTTGGGCCTTTAGTGGAAACATGTTTGGGCCTAAGCGAGGTAGATACAATCCCGGTTTAGGCGATATGCAAGAGGGTTACTATGTTACAACTCTTAAGATGCTCTCTCGTACTTTTAAATACGGTACAGAGAACTGGGCTCACATGACTCCGGAAGAGCATGCTGCTTGGAAGAAAACCGTAGTAGAGATAATTGGTCTATTGGCTATTCTTAGTGTCCTAGTTCCAATGTTAGGATTTGATCCTACAGATCCAGATAGATATGAAAAGATGCGTCAGCGTAGCGGTAACTTGCCTTTCTTTGGTCTTTCTCCTGAAGATCCCGAGCATCCTTGGAATGCTGGAGGATGGCTTACCAACCATGCTATTCTTATGGCCCTTCAGGTTAGAGCAGAAAACGAAGCGTTTGTACCATACCCTGGATTTGGTTTAGATAACTATTATGAGACTTTCACTGATGCAAGCTCTTTAAGTTTCGGCGCTACGTTGAAGACTTATAAAGAGATGATTGAGCTTGCTTATATGGAAGCTACCGGTAATCAGTATGCTAGATATCAGAAAGACTCCGGCCCATACGAGTGGCAAAAAGAAGGAGGCTCTAAGCTTTGGACAAGTTTCTGGAAGTCTGTCGGATTTACCGGTGGTACATTAGACCCTATAACAGCTACCAAAAACAATCCAACCTTGGCAAGTTCAAGTAGTTCACAATAAACTCTGTGTCAGAACGACTAGGAAAAAAAAGGGGGAGCTAAGCTCCCCTTCTTTTATTTCATAAGAATAAACTCGATATCTGGTGGTGTGTATCCGGGTCCCTTCATGATCTTTCCGTCTTCTCGTCTAACCGGTTTACCATCCATTCCCATCTTGCTCATGTTAGATCTATGGATCTCTGCAAACACTTCTTCTATTTTGTGTTGAAGACCGTGTTTAAGAATAGTACCACACAAGATGTAGAGCTGATCTCCTAGAGCATCTGCTACCTCGGCAAGATCTCCGTTCCAACAAGCTTCTAGATATTCATCGTTTTCTTCTTTCATAAGCTTGTGCCTTAAGATAAAAGTATCTTCAGGAGCAAGCGTTGGAGAATGTTCGTTTTCTATCTCAAAAGCATTGTGAAATTGTTCTACTGATTCAAGCTGTTGTTGCATCTTTCTTAAATATAAAGTCTGTGTCTTCTTCAGATAAGTGGTCTAAGATACCGTTTTCTTTAATATTGCTGCCAAAAAATCCCCAGCAAGAATCTTCTATATCCTCGTGGATATGACCGTGGTCACACATATTTTTCTTTACAACGGAAAAACCATAGACATCTCCAGTAAGATACTGGTCATAGACTTCTACTTCACCCTCTAATACCTGTGATACTTTTTCTAAAGTCTCTGGTGAAACGTCTTTGTATTCTTCAAGGATTTTCGATGTAGGACAAAAGATATAACCAACCTGGCCGGAATCCCATCTGCAGCTAAAAGATGATGTGCTGATTGTTATGCCACTGTGATCATACAGATATAAAGGTAGACAAACCCAGTCTTCACGAGAATTAAGCCACTCTTGTAGTTTATCTGGATCAGTGTAGATCTCCTCATAGAGATCCATGTCTTCTATGATACGAGTAATGCCCATATCGTCAGCCATTTCCTGAAGCATTTGCAGGTGACTATCTGCTTGAACATCTCCTAAATCGTAGCACCGATGAACACATATCATTGTACCCAGATTATCCCAACTTCTAGGAGACTCTGGAGATTCGTCATAAAAAATCTTAAGTTCTCTGTTATTTGGGAGAGGATACTTTTCAATTGTTTCCATTGTTTTTGTGGGTTATTATAGATAAAAAAACAAGCCACAAGTGGAAGAGCCACCCTCTAAGGGTGTTCTTCCTCTCATAGTTTTTATATTTCTCTTTTAAATCTTTCACATTTGAATCTGATTATTTGCCTCCTCTTCTGCGATCACATCGTCAATTGTCATCTGATATCCACCAGTTACTTCAGGTTGTTTTACCTTAGGTAAAGGCTGTACAGAGGACTCGATATTAAAATGATCACATAAGAAAAAGTGAATAAGCCTTTGTTGATCCAACCAAGTCTTAGGATGAGACTTTTGTAGAGAATAGATTACGTTGCAATAAAGTGCCCACAAACTATCTTTATCACAGTTATAATCATAACTCGGCTTTTTCATCTGGTCTTTAATAATCATAGTCTGCTCGGTATTGAGCAGCCCATGTTCAAAGTATATTACTCCAAGCCCTGCTGCTCTTTCTCTTTCAGTAAGAAGAACATTCTTCATGTTCTCTTTGTCTTTGAGCAACTGACTATAATACACATTTGCTGATTCAATCTGATGAGTGATTGTTTGTAACGTTTCTTGATCAGCGGTACCTGTGTGTTTTCTACCCCAGGTTCCCATGTTACCAGAAACTACAATGCTACCTGATTTAGTAAGGTAGCCACCGATAGCACATTTAAAGCGCATCGATTTATCATACGAATTAGCCCAAGCAAACATCATTCGCATCTCTTGATCATCACCGGCATTTAGGTGTAATACTCCAGATGCTATTTGACCATTACTGGACATCTTATAAAGCTCTCGCTCTATTTCTAGATTTGCTTTAGCTAGCTCCGCCTCTACGCTACTCATTACAAAATCATGTGATATGACTGTGTAACTAGAAGTCGCCATAGGAAGCGGTGCTTGCTTAAGCATTTCTTTTGTTGTAACACCAGCTTTTTTTGGCATTATTCAAAAAGATTAAGTTGTTGTGATTTTTTAGGAACTACGCTTGCTATCTCTCGATAGATATACTCTAGATAATAATCGTCATTCACATCATACTCTTCCCACTTCTTCTTGACGTTTTTATTAAATACAGTCTGCATCCATGGACCAGCCTCTAATTGTATTTGTCTACCGTCAGACTTGTGTACCTTAATGATCTTACATCCTCCGTTGGATACATAATATCGGATAGTGTTTTGCAAATCTTCATAAGTAACCTCACCGTTCTTCACACATGTTTGCTTAAACCCCCAGTCACCCTTGATCTTTACGCCGGCGCAATAATCAAAGATGTTTCTGTTTTCTAAAAGATATCTTTCCGGAGGGACGTTGTTTACGAAATAGTTAAAGACTGCTTTGCGTATAATGAGCTGGCTCTTGTTTTTATGCAAGGCTAGTCCCTCAAACTCAAATCTGCCTTTACACTTCGTCTTCCCATTCTTGTACACGGCAATATAATTATTCACATCCGCCAATATGAGTTTCTTATACTGATCATGTTCAAGTTGAAGCTTAGTTATCCTCTCCCATTCTGCACAAATCTCCATGTACTTTTCCTCAGCTCCTGCAGGTATCATCATCTCCAAACCATCTGTATTCTGCATTAGCGGGATTGATCCAGGTATACCTTCTGACAGCATCTCATACAACATCGTCAATAGCATTTGCCCATTAATAGTGATCTGCATCCCGAACTGCGGATCATATAAAAACGAGTTAGGCTCTATTGACAAACCATATGTTGCATTGAGTATAATCTTATAAACATAGTTCTTGGGATCTTTTTTAGGTATCTTTTTTCTTTCCTCAAAGAACCATTCATACAATCTACAGAACTCTTCCTTAGGTAAGTGTGCCGGCGACCAACCATTTCTGATAGCCAGATTAGGATAGAAACTTGTCACATCTGAAGTCATGATTATCATATCTTCAGTAGACTCATATACCCCACTATTAGCGGCACCATGCAAACCACCTAAGCCATATTCTGTTTTAACACCTTTATGCATTGCTACATATTTGAAAGCTCCTTTTATACTTGAAGGATTAATCGTAAGATTACGATAAGCTTCTTGTAGCTTTTTAAACTCTGGTGTTTTAAAGTCGATGTAAGGCAAGAGGATATCCTTTACTACAATCCTATCCCTACGCGTCCTCATTTGCTTTAACTCATACTTCGGTATGCCAGTACTTTTACTCAAAAACAATAAGAATAGCTCTTTTGAAATCCGTGGTTCTGATGCACTATACAGGGTGATATTATATTCGCCTGTAAGAGTCGCCCGCAGATTTATCTGTTCAGAGCTGAGTCGCATAATCTCCTTAGTACTCCTCACGTCATTTATACAATAATCGATCACCGTGTTTATTTGTTTAACAGAGGTGATCGCTGTACTATGATGTATAGGCATCTCCTGAATATTGTCCCAGTCTACACTATACTGAATCCACTTCAGAGAGGATCTTTTGGCCGGATTGTCCCAGTGATTTAGCTTGAATACATCTACCTGTTTTATCTTCAAATCTCTCTCGCTAAACTCTGGAAACTCTCCTCGGTCCTGCCTGGATATGATATCCTGAGCTCTCTGATACAGAGCTGCAGCTACATCGTGAGCGCTAGATTCTAATAAGATATCCTTTTCTCTTAGGATGTACTCAGTAATCTGCGCGTCAAAGGCTAGACCATTAAAGGAAATGTGCCACTCCTTGTTCTTACTATTCTTCTCCAAAAAAGCTATAAGCTCTTTGAGATGATTTATTTTCTCATGTACTATGAAGATCCTTCTTTCTGTATTTTGATAGTGTTCAAACACCGCAATAAAGCAGTTGCTTAAGGTCTCATAGTCCATGACCCAATGACTAGTCATGCTCATAGCGTAATTGTTCGGTTAAGCCGTTCCCCCTGAGATAGAAAAAGCACGGTCATCCCGTGCTTTTCCATGATTACTAAATTATATTATCGGCCTACAATTTCAATAGCCGGCTTTTCTGGCGTCATGATTGGGCCAGTAGATGCCATATAAGACTTATAATCAAAGTCTTCAGCATTGTGAGCAAACATATTGATAATTGCTTCAATCTCTTTTGTCTCTGTAATATAGTGTTCTTGAAATGTCTCCAGTGACCGACGCTCTTCTGGGTATGGTTTACCGTTAGCGCGAGGTCTTTTCAATTTTTGTGGATCACCTTGCTCATCAAGCTTTGCCAACATGTGGAAGCTCTCTTTAGTATTCTTACTTACCAGAACAAGTACTTTGTCTGACGGATCATAAATACCTTCTGAGTATGGGCAATCTGTTGTAATAGGCATGAGACGGAACGTCTTACGCTCCATCCATGAAGATGTGATTAACATCATTGATTTCTGTGACATGGTTGTAATAGTTGGTTTCGACAAATTAAACACTTTTAGGATTGATATGCAAATCTTTTACTGTTGCGATTAGGAGCTCCTGCTCCATATCAGGTTTAGAGCATAGCTCTCCTACCTCTCTTAAAATACCAAGCATCTTCCCTTCATCTTCTCTCTGAGTTGTAAGCAACTCCGCATATAACTTGAAGTATCTTTCGGGATAAAGAAAGCTGTCTATGTAACCTAGATTAGCACTACCAAAGAAAGCCCGGATCTTTTTCTTAAGATCCGGACTAAGCTTTGAATATTTTCCTTTAAGGAAATTGTCCCAGTCGTGTCGATGTTTGCTAAAATCAAAAACATACACCCCCTTGTCGTCATCTGTCATTTTGAAATCATAGAATAATGGGTGACCCATCAGTCTCTGTTTCTCGAATAGCCTAAATTCTTCATCCTTACGAAGGTGATAAACACATATAAGTTTCTCAGATTGGAAACTATACTGTTCTTTCCACCCTATATAAGTCTGAATAGGCGTGACGCTTACACCACGTTTTATGTCCAGCATGGGATACAAAAATATCCTGCTCTTCTGGACATAATCCTTATACAAGGAATCTAGTTTAGACATAAAGGATTGTTAAAGAAGTACTTTACCTTGAGCGAGTTTGTATGGTAAATCGTAGCGTCTCTCGGAATAATGCCACTCAGCAAGTTTAAGATACTCTTTGAGATCTTCTTCCCACTTCTGCATGGTTTCCTTAGATACTTCATAGCAATAGATCTGTTTGTATTTATCTACTACTATAAAGCTAAAGGTTATCTTCCACTCTTCGGGATCCATGTTATTATTCACAAGAAACTCTTGGACCACCATACGTTTATACAGGACCGCTTGCAGCCATAGCTTGAAGAAGTCTACGGTTTCAGGAAAATCTGTTAGACATTTACTTGTTGTCTTGAGATCATTTATACGGATTGTCTTGTTCCCAAAATCAACACTTACATTGTCTATGATACCCTTTAGCCCGAAGCTGTATCCATCCACAGTTTCTGTCTGTATCGGTAGCTCGTTAAACACCTGTACGTTTTCATCTTGGTTATCTATACCAAGAAGCTGAGTGACTTCTGAGTGCTGTTTGAGTAGCTCTGCGATTTCGTTACAATACTCTAGGGTCGGGATATCTACGATGTCCTTACCTTTTGCAGTAATCAAGAAGGAGAAGTATTCTTTATTACTTTCAGTGAGCATCTTCTCGAGTCTTTGTTGATCGGTTTTGAGGGACTGATGAAGGTTGATTTCTTTAAGGATATCTAAAATCATATCCCCATAGTCATCAAGTGTAGCGTTCATATTAACCTCTTGACCTAGAGCGACTTGCTCCGACCAGTGATTAAATATTTGATCTACTACTTTCTTAGGGTTATCACTGGGCATATTCCCGGGTAACAACACAAACTGTTTGTCAAACGCATCTTTGTCTAATATAAGACAATGGATGAGTTTGCCTTGCAGTGTTGCTGGCGTGGCCTCCTGCTCTCTTTGTTTAAGGACATAATCCTTATAAAAGAGCTGAGGTGAATAGACTAGCTTGTTTAAGCTGCCGTAACTAAAATAAAATTTGTCTGCGTAGAACTCTAGTTCTAAAGCGTTGTTATCACTCATGTTCTTCTGAGATAATAGATTCTTGAGTCTCAGCTTGAATAGGACTTTGAGTAGAAATCTTGAGTGCTTTTTGTTCGGCTTCTTCTAGAGCATTGATAAATGTCTCTGTAGGCTCGATATCGGAATAGCGAAAGTATTCACTACCTAGATTATCTCCAAATTCTGCCTTAGCTAAAGTTATTAACTTTTTATAATCCTCCTTTGTAATACAGTTTTTCTCAATGAGCTTCTTTACTACATCATCAAAATCTATCCAGTTACCTAATTCAAGATCGAAGAAAGTGCACAAGCTGCTAAAGTTTACGTGCCGCGACTCTGATGTATTATATATTGCAGATCTAAACTCTTTAAATAACATCAAAAGATACATAGCAGACTTTTGATAATTGCAATTTGCCATCAGCTCAAGAGCTAGTACATGATTGTTTTTATCAGCAGACTCAAATATCTTTCTTGTTTCCTCATACATCTCCTCTGTCATTACTGTTTGATTACACTTATCCATAAGAAAAGATTCTTTAACAATAATCTTTCCTTCAAGTATAGCATCTTCAATATCTCTGAGTCTTTTTTCCTCGGTTATCCAACTTTTTACAACAAGAGTTGCTACCGTTTTATAATTGTTCCATTCTCTATATACATTATAATCTTTAAATATAAAATAAGGATAACAATCGTCTGATTCAAGAATGTTTTTTATTTCAAGACTTTCGGGATCTCCTATAGAATACTTTTTTTCTATGTATTCTTCAAGATATTCTAAGGAGCAACTATAATGGTCAACATCTTTTTTAAGAATACTTTTTCCTGTTTCTTCACCTACTATAACAACGTCGGCAGATTTGCTGTTTTTAGTTAAACTTACACCTATAGATTTAAAATAATTATTAGTCTTAAATCTAGCAATAGTGCATCCAGGCAAAAAGAATACTTTCTCTTTTTCTTTGAAATCATAGCTATCTTGAGGGCTTAGCAAATCATCTATAGCGTCCTCATTCAGATCTTTATAATCTATAGCCAGCCTTGTTGCAAACACTAAAGGTTCATTAGGCGAGCTTAATAATACAATCTGTTTTTTGAATACTTCTCTTAGCATAATGGTTAAAATAAAAGGGGCCAGAAAAATCTGACCCCTTATGTTATTACTTAGTTGCCATTCGGATAACCTCCGGGTTAGTCAGCATCTTCTGGAACTTCTGTTTGTTTCCGTTGATGAGCTGTTTAACCATGACATATTTAATGTCATTCATAAAGGTATCTTCGTCTGTAACAAGACGAACTAGTCTTTCAATGTGCTTCGTCTCAACACTGTTTTTCTCAGCAAAAGTTAAGCTGTAGTTAGTGATACGACGGCCCATGATACTAGCAATATCTGGACGATAGTTTCCATCTCGGCCGATACAACCGCGAAGCTCTCCTATAACATACGCCTCATTATCGTGAGTGAGCACTGTCTTAGGATCAATTAGCTTATCGAAGCGTCCGTGGATAAACGTGGTAAACATAGTGGTAAACTCAGGTCCTACTGAACCTTCACCAATCATCTGGATAAGAGGAAGCTGTTTCTCAAACTCTTCAATACTACTGATAGAGTTAAAGAAGTTTGTCACAGAACGAGCATTGATCCCGCTCGACGCCTCATCCATAAGCTCCGGATGCATCAACATGAAGTTGATACAACGAGAATCAATCTGAGCAGACTCTGCCCAACGTGCCCATACATCGATATCATACTTCAGGTTTACACTAATAAAACGTGTGCGCTGAGCATTGTCAATCGATTGTACAAGATACTCTCCATTGTCCGGGTTAGCGGTCAGGATAATGTGCCAATCCTTAGGAAGCTTCCAAGAGATGTACTCCTGACGATCTACCAGTTCCATCACAGCTTGGATAAAGCGAATATCAGCACGGTTCCAGTCATCAAGAATCAGGAAACCACCGCCTTGTTTATCCGCAATCCATTCCGGTGGACAATAAGACATGCGCTTCTGTCCTGTAAACTGATAGCCTCGTTTTAGATACTCTTCTACAGCCTGCTCATCAGCCCAGATACACTCCCCATCAGATACTACATCCGCAATTCCTACCTCTTCACTAACTACTACAGTCTCCTCTACCTCAACTTCAACCATCTCTGTAACAGTAACCTCTACGTCTTTCTCTACCATCTTTGGTACCTTGGTTTCAATAACCTTAGTAACAAAGCGGCCACCTTCTAGAACCTGCTTCTTGGTCTCTGTTACATCGAACTCCTCTACCATCTGCTTTTCAACACGAGTGACTTCTTGAGGAACAAGCTTTTTAACCATACGGGTCTCAGTCTTTGCAGACTTTACTGCAGCCGGCTTAACCACACTGCCCTCTTTACAGAGTTGAAACTGTCTTACAGGAAAACCTACAAGATCACCTAGCTCCTCGATTTGGGCTAAGTTTAACTTTACCATGTTTACACTTAGCTCGTTTGCCAGCTGCAAGATAGAACTGGTCTTACCGATGCCGGATTCACCGACAACTTCTACAGCTACGGGATTTTTACCCTGAGCCTGTAGATGGCGATTGTTATCAACAATGTGACGAACAAATCCTTTAAGTTCGTCGATGTTCAGGTTTACCTGATTGTTTTTGTTTCCCATATTAGTTAAGCTTGATTGTTTGTCCTGGAAGGTGATCTGTCATATTTGATTTAGAGGACAGCACCCATAATACTTTATTGACCCGGGCATCTGGTGCCGGGGCTTCACCATCTGTCAAATAAATTAGACAGGTATACTTTCTTTTGTTTTCAACATAATAATCCACAACAGGATCAAAACTTGTTCCGCCTCTACCATAGATCTTATACTCATCCTTAGGATTATAAGGATGGATCTTTTGTATAGCAGCGTCTGCGTGAGCAACCGTTACATCGGAACCTGTTTTATAGATGTGGTGGATTTCCTGCATAAACTCTTTAAGCTCTTCGTTGCTTACCGATCCTGAAGTATCCAAAGCAACAAGAATATGTTTCTTCTGCTTAATCTTCAAACCAGGGTTTTCTTCAAATCTCTTATTGTATTTGCGTCTGGTCTTCTTGGTATAGGTCTTTACAGATCCTCCAGCATACCTACGCAGATATCCTCGCCAATCAAACTTGGGAGGCTCTTCAATATTTATTTTATCAAGTATCCCTGCAATTTCTCCAGGAACAGTTCCGCGAGACTTCTTTATCTGATCCGCTACCTCGTTGAGGATGTTCTTAAGATGATTATCAATTAGCTTTTTAGTAGCCTCATCGATATTATCAGAATCATTCCAGGTAGAGTGATCAGGCACTTGTACCTCAATCTCTTGGCCTGAGCCATCTCCCTCTACAACACATATACTAAGCCCTTGATTCGAAGCTTCAAGCATCTTATCTAGATTAGGACAGGTACCAGGATTTTGAGAAGCTTTGGTAAGCTCGTCAAAATAATAGTGGGTACCAGCTTTTTCTTTAAGATTTAGTTCAGGATATAAGTCAAGAGTCTGTCCTCCTTCGGGCAAAAGATCTTTTTTAATATACTGATTAATCTCCAGATCCATAGCGATATTTGCTATGTCTTTGTTTCTAAGATTAAGATCTTTAAACTCTGTCAGGTGAAACAGTGCTATGTGAAGCAACTCGTGCTTAAGCAATCCTTTACGATGATCGAGGCTTAAAGATTTCCAAAACTCCTCGTTCATATAAAGCTTGTATGCAATACCCTGTATAGATACTCCAGCTGTAGGAACCTTTTCGCTAAACTGTTTATCTAGCATCATCAGGAAACTACCATAAAAAGGATCTTCTAGGATCAGGTCTTTACAGACTTTTGCAAGCTCGTCATTTAGTTTACTACTCATCGTTATTATTTTTAAGTACAAGAGTGACATCTTCTATAAAATCAAAGCCATAGGTTACTAAAGTATGTTTTACCATACTAGTAACTTCCTTTAGGAAAATCTCTACTTGATCTTTTTCTACCATTTGATCCCTCATTATCCTCATTATATCTCTATAAGTAATAATGAAGTTTTCAGAAGAGTTTATATTTAGAAACTTCTTTATCTTATCAAATGTGATAGGGGCGTGTACACCCCACATACCTTTATCGGGAAAAGCTTTATACAAAAGCAATATACTTGCCAGGTTTGCTTTTGTATCCATATGTTCTATACACTGTAATCCTAGGACATAAGACTCTTCATCTTGAGATCCTAGCATTTTGTATAGAGCATTGTAGTCGTATTGTTCTTTGGTCTTCATCAGTCTTCTATTTTCTGTGTTTTAAGCATCCACTCTTTCGGCTCTTTGAAATTATCTAGCCATTCTTTTGCACAAGGGATATGCCCATTGCAATCTTCCCGTACATGTTGCTCACCAACATAACGAGTGTATACTGTTTTTCCCTCACTGTTTTTAAAACTTGCACCAAATACTTTTTCACACTCAAAGATTCCTTCAGAGTGATGACGAAATATTCTATGCGCGCTATGTCCTACCCAAGCTTTAGTTGCATCGAACCACTCATGGATATGTAAATAGTCGCTGGGTGTACCGCCAAATTTCTTAGCGCTTGATACAGCATGTTGAATAGGATGTGCCATGTTATTCTTTTTCTAAGTGTCCTTCGTAATATTCTTCCCAAGGATCAGGTTGAGTATCAGCAGGAATCCATTCTTCTTTTTCTTCGTCGTATTCTCCTTCTTGTTCAGGATTATATTCTGCGTTTATCTCGTAGTAAAGATCTGCTACACTAATCACTATAGTACCTTGACCTCCGTCATTATTATACCAGTCACCTATATTTTCGAGAAGATCATATCCTACGGATTCTATTTTAATATCCACTTCTGTTGAGATAGATAAAGCCTTGGCACTCCGGTCTTCTCCTATTCTTTGTCCAGAATATGTTGTTTCATCAATCTGACCACTGTCACCTCCACCGGAATATCTGATGATTATTTGTTCTACACCTCTATCTTTCAAATGCAGAACCTGTCCTAGAGTAAGAGTTTTTTTTTGTTGATTCATAAATTATTTCTTCTTGCATATTCTGCCATTAGTACAGCATCTACTAGACCATCGTGTGGTTTAGAAGCTCTATCTCCAAAGGTGAGTTTTAGGTTAGGGAATATTCTTTTGATTGCTACCAAAGCCATAGCCTTAGTATCTTTCTTAGAAGATCCTGTCTTGGTTATTTCTTGTACGCCTTGAAACATTTGCTTCTGCCAATCGACAGCTCTTACTTTTGTGTAAGGGATGTTATTAGCTACGCAAGCCATTTCTACCGCACCTGACTGATGACCCATAGAAAACGCTGTAGATTTACCTGAGCCGAAGATTACTCCTAGCTTTTCGAATACTACATGAGGCTTTTCACTATTGCTACAAAAAGTTCTAAGCAGTCTGTTCAACTCATGGTAATCTAGCTCGTTGGCTATCTTAGGCATGTTATAGGTGACAATCTTGTCATCATACATTACTGCAATAGCTCCAGATTTACCGATATCTATACCGATATATATCTTACTCATGATTCAAGATTGTAACGTTTAAGCTCTTCTAAAATATTTTGAGCTTTAGACAATTCTTTTAAGAGCTTTTTCTTTTCAGAAGGGTGCCTCCTTAGCTCGTCTATTAGTAAGTCTATCAGTCTTTCTGTAGCTCTTTTGCAAGAAAGAAGAAGCTCTCCTTGTACTTTGTACATGTCTTTTAAATTTTAAGTGTTTTACGTAGTAAAGGGATCAGCTCTTCTCTTACCTTTTCGATACCGTAATCCTTTACAGAATCAGATAGATCTTTACTCATTGGTAAATGAGCAGACGGGATATCATATCTTTCTTTGTACTTCTCCATAGATTTTATACCAGCAGGATCGTTATCAAAAAGAGTACATACCCCTTTATATTTACTCTTGTAAGAAGCAATGACATTTTCACTGATAAGAGTGTTCTCACTATCCGGCGCAACAGATTCAATATTACTAAAGCCTAATCTGTTAAGAGACATCATGTCCTTTAGAGAACTACATATTACCAGATACTCTTTAGAATAAGTAAGTTGATCTGTGCCTTGGATATATTCCTTGACCTTGATAAACTTATTGTCTGTTACTTTAGGCTGATAGATTTTATATAGAGTTCCATCTTCTCTGAAATAACCATAGATATATTGACCTTTGATCACTAGCTCTTTTGTTTCTCCCTCTTCTTCCTTAGTCATTTTATATTCCTCTAAAGGAGTTACGTTATAATACTCAAGTATCTTCGAGGTTATACCATACTTTGTCCAATAGTTTTTATCTAAGGTATTCCAGCCACGTGCGGTAAACTCTGTTACCTTGTATTTACTCCGGATCTTAAACTCGCGAAGAGCATAGTCTTCACTATTTGTAAGCATCCATTGGTTATAGTCTTGAATAATTTTATGAGCAGCCTCACCTCTTGTGGTGAGATTAAACATAATTTGTACAAGAGTTACACCATCTCCAGATTTATCTTGTGAAGAAAAATCTTTGAACTTATAAGCTGCAGCGCTCTTAGCGTAATAGACAAACATAGATGGATTCTTTTCCCCGGGATTAAATACCGAGGTCATCTTTATATCTTGTCCTGTAAGTTTTTCTTCCAGCTTTAAGTAGTATTCAAATACCCATTCTCTTGGGATATCTGCAAGTTGCGATATGAGAGATTTTGTACGTAGCATAATATAAAAAGGGGAGAGCTCTCGCCCTCCCCTTCATTATTGGTTTTTACTTATAGCTTGAAAGCTGAGTCTACAGCTCCTTCATTGCCACCTTCTGCACCAAAACCGCTGACATTTTCTACGGCTTTCTTCTTGATGTGTTCGGATTCTTTAAAAACCATTACACGGTTCTTAGCTTTTCCTACACCTTCAAAAGGTACACCTGATTTGCTAAATTTAGGTAAGAACAAATCATAGCTTGTATAGCCTTCTTTGTTTGTATATTCCTTACCTCCGATACAAACGTTCAGCCACTTATCTTTGAAAGGCTTATCATTATTGAAAGCTTCTACCAAAGATTGTATGGTGCTGTGCTTGCCATCTTGATCTTCAAACCACTTAAGACTATTAAGTTCAAGACACAGATTCTTTAGAAATCTCAGCACGTCCATATCTCGGCTTACTTCGATACCGCTTTTTGTCTGACCATCAGCAAAAGCCCATTCAGTTGCTTTAAGTCTTGCAACTTGACCTTTATATCGACCGAGAGACTCGTCGTCTTTGTTGATGAAGAAACCTTGGAAATCAGCACCAAGATCTTCTCCTTCTACATGAAGGATAAGGTGAACAGCGCCCGGCTTGAATTTGAAATCTTCAAGCTCTACCTTATTAATTTTTACTTTGTGATTACCTGGTTGGATAATCTTAGGCAAAGAGGACCCGCCTCCAGCTTTTACATCTTTTGTACTAAGCATGTTATTTTATGTTGATGGTTAATCGATATATACTTTATCCCAGTTTGTAACCAAACCTTTATCGGTCATTTCAGAGATGACGATTTCCTTATTGCGCAAGTGTTCGGGTCTTGCACCACAAGATACTTCATCTGTAGTTTTGAAACTAAGGATATTCTGGTTACCCTTTCTGTAAAGATAACCGATTGCATCAGACTGCGAGCTTGTTATTCTCTTAAGTTTACCTGTCAGATCAAGATCCATACTGTTAAAATCAGCTCCTGCCTTTTCTAACATTACATCTTTGATATGTCCAATCAGGATAACTCTAGGTGCCCAGGTCTTGATATACTCAATGATCTTGGTAAAAGCTTCTCTTAAGTATGGATATCCTGCGCCGTTAGGCATATTTAAGATTGATCCATACTCTGGTTTAAGCTTAGAGTACCAGTTCTTACCCATAGAGGTTCGAGAATATATAAGCTCAGCGTAAGGAATACACATCTCTTCTAGCGCAGTAATAGTATCTACTGCGATATACTTGTATGGTTTTCCCTGTTCTATAATAGCTTCGCCTATTTCTTTGATATCCTCTACAGAACTAGCCTTGATCTTCATCGCATCAACATAGTCTGTTCCGTGCTCCAAGTCCAAGATAAGACAGTCATCTAGCTGCGCAAACAGACTAGTCTTGCCTACTTTAGGCTTAGAAAATACAATAAGATTCTTCGGGCTTTTCTGTGCTGCTTCTACTTTCTTTGTAGGCAGTACAATCTTTGTCTTTTCGCTCATACTGATTTATTGATTAAGTCATTTAACCACTTCTTCTTGCTCACAGGCTTCTTTAGAAGCACCGCGGCAAGATCCCGAATTGTAGCATCAGTGAGCTTTACGTCTTCATCACTAATCAAAGAAACATCGGCTTTAAGTTCGATGCTTCCTTTAGCGTGCTCTTCGACTAGAATATCTGCGGAGTTGGACTTTATCAGAATCAATTCTGATACCGGTATAAAATACCTTATCGATGTATTAGTCTCTTGAATCTCATACTCTTCCCTATAGTTAGGATTATAACGCCATTTGTATAGGCGTCTATCTGGATCCATAGGACTGTAATCCGATTCTGTAAACTCTACATAGATGTCCATTCCTCTACCGATTTCACTAGCAAAGAATGCGATAGCTTTCTCTGCCCATCCCGGTGGCTTATAAGCCAGCTTCGGTATGAACAAAGGCTCATGCACTCCAAGAGCATCGAAGGTTGGTTTGTGAAACTCTCGCAACATGCGAAGCTTTTCCCTTTTGTCTTCTGGTTTTTCTACTGTTGAAATACTCATTTTACTTTACTGTTAGTTTACGTTCTTGAGTTGCTGGGGTGGGCATCTCTGATACCCTCATCTTATCAAACTCTGCTCGCATAAAAGACATTCGGGTATCTCCATTACGAGCTTTGATAAAGTGAAAGACCAGTACCGACATATCCTCTATAACATATCTCTCTACACCATAGAATCTTATCTTCTGTTTAGCAGGACGGTTTACCCCAATCAGGGTATCAGCATGTTGAAGTAAAGCATCTGCACCATAGATATCAGATTCTAAAATATGATTACCATATTTTCCATCTTCGTTTCTTTCGGGTCTATCGATATCACGATTGAGTTGGCTTAGGACTATAAACGCTATCGGGTATTTACGTTTAAGATCTGTGAGTGCTTCTCCGAGTGCAAATAGAGTATCAAGTTTGTCTTTCTCAAAGGGTGCTTTTTTAAGTAGAAGTGAGTGGTCAAGGGTGATAATTGTTTTTGTGTATTCTCTATGGACTTTGCCATCCTTATCTTTCTTTTCAATAGAATAGGCGTCCATATACTCGGCAATAGTTTGCCTAAACTCGTTGACAGTACAAGGCTCATCGATTACATCTATCGGTAACTGAACCATTTTCTTTGCATAGTCGTAGCAAACTGCCAAATCTTCGTTTGACAATACACCATCAGCACTACACAAATACTTATAAGGTCTTCCAATAAATGCTGAGAAAGATCTCATCGATGATACTCTGCCTACCATTTCCAGGCTAAACTCAAGTACTCTAAACTTTGTATCAGGATTGAGATCAAAAGCATCTCTAACTATCTGATCTTTGATTAGAGTTTTACCTGTAGCCGGTCTTGCAGCAATTACTGTTGTAGAGTTCCACTCGATGCCGTCGGCGGTAGCATCATTGAACTTGGGCCATGGAGTCTTTATACTCGTAATTGTACCTTCCTTCCGCCCCATCATGTAATCTAGAGCCTGTTGATAGGCATCCTTCTGAGGTTTCCAGCTTCTTTTTCTGTAATTAGACTCACTCATTTTTTTTAGTGGCGACAATGCCCTTAGCGTATCATAAATACACTTTAGGCATCACAGTAAATATTTGATTATTTCCCTTAGCAAACGTAATAAAACAACCTTCTAAAAACAAATATGAAAAGTATTTTGTGAAATAATAATCTCTTTGATTATCAGAGTGTTACACTACCTTTTCTGTAAATATTTTGCTTTCATCAGGATCTTCTCCGGACTTTGTAATCTCGCACCAGTCTGCTAAATCTGATCCCACAATACCCTTATCATGCTTGCGTATAAAATATACAGATGTCCGGGTAAACTTGTAGTTTTCTACCTCTTGTTGTAAGAGATATTTTGTTGTGGCTTCTATGATGACATCCCATGTATAATCATGGTTCTCAAAAAACCATCGAAAAGCTGTCTCTATATTTTTTATACTAGAGCGCATATACTTTCCGCTACCCGCTTTCTTCTTCGGGAATAACTCGTTGTACTTAACCATGTTATCGGTAAACTCTTTGCCTAGTAGTTGAGTACTTGTCTTCTTCTTATGAACCTTAAAGAAACTATCTACTACAGCAAGAAGGCTCATAGCTTTAGGTTGAAGCATCATGTTTTCAGCAATCCAATCTTTCTCCTGTAGAGTCCTTAGGTCTTGATGGATATTGATATGCTGTGCTCCAACGTTTTCTCGCATGCAGCACAACAAATAAAACTCATTCGGTGTCAGCCCGGCTTCCGATATTTTGGAAAACATTTCCATCAGGGCTAAATCTTTTTTTAAAGGCATCTTTTACAAGGTTATGGTAAAGAACTGTATCTCTATCGTTTGAATCTAGAAGATTTCTTATAGCTTTTCTAGAGTGTATTACTGTAGCATGATCAAAATTTAAAAAGCAACCCAGATAACTTGGGCCAAATCCCATTTCCTGAGCCAGGCTAAAGAATAGTTGTCTAAAGATTACTATTTCTCTCTTCCTTTTCCTACTCCGAATACCTCCTTCATAACAGCTATTTGGGAAAACACTTTCGTATACTTGATTTACAAGCTCTTCAAAAGCTTTTAAGCTTACTGATTTTCTTGGTTCATCTGGTATAAGATTGTAGTATACGTCTGGATATACCCCAAACTTTTCAAAGAAATCTTTTTTAAAGATTGCAATCATTCCTTTCGCTTCGCTTTCCACATTATTTATAATAGCCATATTACTTTTTTTGGTGGTTTAATCTTTTTTTAGTATACTAGAATACCTAGTCTCCTGATCGACAAATCTGGTAAATAGGGCCAGCAAGGTAGCGATTATTCCCTTGTCGATCTTTTCCCACGGGAATATCGCTACAAATAAAACTATGAAAGAAAAGTTTCTCATACTCGTTTTAGTTTGTAGCATCATAGGTCTGTTGCTTTTTATATTTTTTGAAAAGTCTAACAAGCCAGATCCTTCTAAAGATGAAAAGCTCTTAAGAGATTCTTTGCTTATATTGCAACGTCGTATAGATTCTAGCAAAGTTTTGCAAAACAAGCTTGAGAAATCTTACGATAGCTTAAAGAATATTGAGACACCTATAATTTATAGAACACGTGATAAAATCAAGTTTATTCTTTCTGACGCTTCTCCTGATGAGCTGGACTCCATTATACGCGCAAACTGGAAGTACAAGTCCAGATACCGTTAAGTGTTACGGCTTAACAGAGTTACGCTACATTGCCGCCAGCATTGTAGAAGGGAGAGCCTGCGATACTTTATTGTCCGTAGCCAATGCTAAATTAGATAACAGAGATAGCCTTGTCAAAGAAAAAGATCGCGAGATCGCGATGCTCAACACTCAGTCTGCTATTAAAGATCGCATCATTAAGATTAAAGAACAAGACATAGCAGACTTAACAGAGAAACTCTCTGTGGCTAATAACCAAAAGCGCTGGTTAAAGATCGGCTGGTTATCTTCTAGCATCGTACTAGGAGCATCCCTTGCCTACTTTATAGTGCACTGATTACTTTACCACAAAGAGTACGTCTGTTGCTCTGGAATAAGCTGTATACTTTATCCGGTTTCTTTCCACTATTTTATTGTTAGCATCTACGTCAGATTCCATGATCATGACATTCTTGTATGTTGATCCTTGAGATTTGTGAGCAGTAATAGCATATCCATACATCACTTCAGCTGACCACTTCATAAGATTGAAATAGATTACCCAGTCTATACCTTTTTTTGTAGACATAGCTTTTTGTCTGGCTTTTTCTAAGAGATTCTTATAAGCAATCTCGCTATCTTCATGGATTACATTTATATACCGGCTTATCACAGATCCTGTGAACACATTTACCGAGCTAACATCTAGCTCATATACTTTTGCTTTAAGCTTAAAGTCTCCTTCTTGAATAGTAATATAATCTTCACATACTTCTTCTACGGTTAGTTCTTCTGAAGTAGGGTATACTACTTTCCAATAATCCCAACTATGATCTTTATCCGATTTTAGTTTTTCAGATATAGGTTTCTTAGCTATTAGCTTTTCGCCTACAATAAACCTTTCAGGATTTTTACCATAGATCAGTTCCCTTACTACGCTGTTTATGTATTCTACTGTAGCATTTTTCCAGGCGATTACTCGCATGTGGTCATTGTTTTCAGCAAACTCTGGCGTATCGAAGTACTGTTTTAGTATCGGTTTGATCTTGTCTTTCTCTGTAGAGAGATTGATTCTGATTATCCCATGACCCTTATCATTGAGCTGTGTTTTAATATCAGTCAAAGGTTCCGGATCATGGAGACTTGTTCTTATAGCAAAGGATGCATCTACTATAGGATGTTCTCCTTGCTGACGCATAATTTCCGTAAGCTCTCCATACAAGAATCTATAAGAGTGATCTTGAGGATTCTTTAGAGGAAGAGCATCTTTTCTTTTTACCGGAGGAATCTGAGCAGGATCACCCATAAATATGATCTTTATTCTGTCAGAGTATTGCATAATCTTTTTGCAAAGATCATCGTCCAACATAGATACCTCATCTACGATAAGATAACTAAACTTACTAAGCTCGCTATCATTCATAGAATCTTCTAGAAATAATTGCTCACCTTTATCCGTTATGGTTTCTTTTAAACCTAAGAGTTTGTGAATAGTACTGTACACAATCCGAGCATTCTTATCAAAGATATCTTCAAAGACATACCCTTTATGACCAGTAGCATTTGCTCCAGAGCTCTTATACAAAACCTGTACAGCTTTGTTTGTTGGAGCACCGATAGCAATTTTAGCATTGGTGTCCGTGTTACATATGTATTCTATAACACGCTTTATTAAGAATGTCTTACCGGTACCGGCGTAACCTTTTAGTACGAAGCCTTGAGGAAAAGCCTCAGCTCCTTCATCTAAAAATCCAGGGAAGGGTAAACTGGTATAATCTGTAATCTGCTCAAAGGCTTTTTTCTGCCCATCGTTTAGACCTATTACTAGATTCTCTTTAAGGATCTGAGCAACCACCTCTAAGAAAAGATTACGGCTGTCAGGATCTTTAGAGTCAATCATCTTATTCAAGGTCAACATCTGATCCATGGTAATAAGTTTTCTCTTCAGATACTCAGCGGTTCTCTTTTTCCATAAAGGAGCCACCCTAGATTTATGCATCCAGTCGCTTACTTCTGATGGAGACATCTTCTTGTTGCTATTACCATTTGATTTCATAGGCATAATGTTTTTTGACCAGGTCCTTTACCTTATTGAACATGTCACCGGAGTCCCATGTTTCTGATTGAGCATGAGCTGCCGAGGCAGGATGATTGCAAGCTATCTTCCAGTTGTTATCTGGTATAGACTTCATCCACTCTTGAGCTTTCTTACCCATAAACACGTAGACTAAACCCGGATTATTAAAGGCCAGGATGTCAAGTACATATGCAATAAAGGGTTGCCATAAGGCATAGTGTTGACCTATCTTGTTAATAGTTGTTGTTAAAGACGTATTGATTATTAGGATACCCTGATTTGACCATCTAGCCAGATCCGGGTTCCATTCGTATCCTTCCATAGGATAGACAGTATCTTCTATCTCTTTGAACATATACCGTAAAGAAGCTTGCACTCGGCCGTCATTGGCACAAGAAAAAGCTATCCCATCGGCTACGCCCGGGTAAGGATAAGGATCTTGCCCTACCATAACTACCTTTAGTTCGCTATAGGGACACTCTTCAAATGCTCTGAAGAGTTGTTTAATCTGGGGAGTAAATCGCTGGTTGTTTCTCACTTCGTCTGCTAATGTCTCCAGAATCTTTTTAAAATCATCACTAAGAAGAAATCCTTTAAGCTTATCTGCCCAGCCTGATGGCTTGAGTCTTTCATAAAGTTTAAGCTGTACTTCTTCTAAGTTTACACTTGTTGGGTTACTCATTTTTACACTTGTAAAGTTTAAGATTTGTTTTTACTTTAGCGCCATGACAAACAAACAATCAATCGAGACTATTCCTTTCGACGCTAAGATAACTATTGAGATCCCGGGTCATTTCTATGCCCGTCTTCAGCAGCTTACTATACACTATTCCCAAAGTAAATCTCAGGAAGAACTAGTAGCTGCCATGCAAAAGCTTAAGGAAAAAAAACAGGCAGAGAACGAGTTTGAATATCATATCCAGACTCTTACCATCCTGATGTTAGAGATTGAATCTTCAGCCAAAGAACAAGGTGCTACAAAGATGGAAGAGGTAGAGATCCCGGCTAATGTTCAGGAAGGCCTTTCTTAATAAATATATTCTCCTACCCATTGAGTAAGACCTTGTGAGTTGATTATTGTTTTTTCCCAAATATTAAATGTTGATGGCACATAATCCATCTCACACTCAAACCCAACAGGCATCTTTGGTTGTTGTAGGTGCTTAATTAAATTATTCTTTTTTTCCCTTGTTAATGGCAGTCCTTCTGAAGCTCCTAATTCCCAAGCATCAAGAATATGCTCTTCTGTGTACTTATATTTCTCTTTGGCTTTGTTATACCCTATAGTAAATGATGAAACTTCATAATCAGTAACACCAACCTTTTTATATGAATTTTTAAATTCATCAGCCAACTTCTCAACCTCATCTTCAAGTGGTGGAAGCAAGTCAACACCTTCAAGTATTGGTGAGTTGTTCAGTGGTAAGTGCGCTATGATTTTTTTGTAATCTTTCCTTGATTTCCAATAGTCAGTATCTAAAACTACACATTGTCTAACTTGTTTAGCATCATCAAGATACCAAGTTTTATATTTAATCTCTGAATCATCTACAACAAGTAGATAGTTTTCTGTGGTTATTATTTTGTGTGTCATCTTATCTAAAGTTTATGCCCACTGTATCCCCTATCTGTAAGATAGCTTCAATAGCTAGGGCTAGTTCATCCTTGGAGCAATCAGCAAATGATTTACATACCATAAACACTTCTCCTCCAAGATTCTTCTTTACACATAAGCCTGCTTGTCTCTTGACCTCAAGCTTCATGTCTTCAAAACTATAACCAGTATCCTTGGCTAGTTCTCTTATACATGCATGGATCTTAGCTAGTTGAGCTACTGTCCCGTTATCTAAATCCGAGTCCATAAACACCTCTATGGTCTGATCCGGCTGAAGGTTTTCTTTGAATAGTTTAAACCTCTCATTGTCAGAAGCAGCCAATGGGGATATGCTACCATCGGTGTGAGCTATAAACTTGCCGTGGTAGATCATTTTCTTGTGGTCACTCATAGCTTGATATTGTTTTCTTTACACCAGTTTATACAGGTATTAGACAGCAACTCGTACAGATCTTCTATTTTGTTTTCATCGATGTAGGTAATCGCTCCGATCACGGCCATAGGTGAAAGCTTAAATCTTACCTTAGACCATACCGGTATGAGCCAGTCCCAGGATTTGTGAAAGCGTAGATCCTCTAGACCTATGAGCTCAAACTCTTCATCCATAAGATCGGAAAAGTGTTTCTCTTTAAGATACTTTGGCCCTCCCATAAATGCTGTGATAGCATTGTTTCTTTTATCTAAGTCTTCTTTGATATAGATCATAGGTCGTCGCTTTGATTTAGGAACTGTAACATTTTGTTTCTTTCTTCGATAGCTTCTAAGCGAGGCTTATCTAGTTCTATTATGCATTCTCCGCCGAGCTCGAGATCTCTTTCGATATCGTCGTAAAAGTCTACAGTCTTTTCCAACTTTTTCGCTAAGCCTTTTAGTATAGATTGTTCTCTTAGAACACTAGCAATGTACTTAAGAGTTTCCTTTTGCCGGCATAGATCTTTAAGATTTACTTCCATCTTTTTCTTTTTTGATTTGTTTATCTGTTTAATATAGGCCAGATAATTTTCCCATGTACCATGCTCATCTATGATCTCATGATACTTTTCTATACTATTCATTGTTAATATCAAATGTGTGGTTGTAACATACCTTTACCTGGTTGCTATTAAAGTGTTTTACTTCTCTTGTTTTCTGAAGGGCTACTACCCATACAGTATTTTCATGAGGACCGTAGTCTATAAGAAATAAAGCGCAGCCATGACCCAAAGGTGTATCTACCCAAATCACTTGTTGAATCTCGTGTATAACAGTCATAGAGTCATGTTTCTTAGTACTACAGAATAACGAGGTTTATCGGCAAAGACAGAGTGTTTCCATTTCCATCTTTTTTCGCCATAAAATTTCATGTAAGAAAATCGGGGTAGGGTGTGCTCTTCTATTAAAAGATCGGTATCATCTTTCCTAAATCGAATCTTACAATCTGATAGAAGACTTATTATATGGATAGTTTCTCCCATCTTCGGATCGTCTATATGCCATTGAGCATAATCTCCTACGTTATACTGGTTTATCTGAGCGTTGTTGAAAAGGATTTTATCCTTAAGAGGTAAGAATATTTCAGGTATTTGTAAACTAAGGTTATCTTTATCTCTGTAGATATCAGATCCCCAGCGCATAATCTTGCTTCGCCCTTTAACTGTATTCTTAGGAGCTTTTTTTGCCATACTTATTATAGCTTTTTCAAAGTCCTCATCTACAAAGTTTTCTATTATCTCAATCATGGAATATAAATATACAATATATCTAGAAGATGTATCGTATAGTGTTCCAAGGGATTACCTCATCGTGAAGATCCGTCCACTGCTTAATAAAAGAAGCTTTAAGATCGTGTTTATATCTTATGTTTTCTCCACCATACTGAGATATTTTTGACTCTTGGATATCCGGTTGCCACAAAAGATCCTCACCTCCTAGACCGAAGTTTAGATTATGTTTGTGCTTATCCTCATTATGAGTAAGAAAGATAACCTCGGCCTTTACCTCTTTCTTATTTTCTACCCCGGCAGCCACTTGTCTAAACAGTTCTTCATACTCTACTAACCAGTCATCTGTTACAATAACAGGACTAAAGTTGATGTGTACTTCGTATCCGGTCTTTACAAATTGGTCTATACTTTTAATCCTTAGATCTATGGGTGAGGTATTAGGCTCAAGTATCCGGGAGTACTTATCCGGCATAAGACTAAATCTGATCCTGATCTTTTTTTCTGGATCATAGTCTAACAGCTTTGGGTTTACATACTTAGTAGCAAAGCTCCCCATTGCTATAGGGTGAGTCTTAAAAAAATCAAAGATCTTTTTCCAATCGTGATACTTCAGATGTAAAGCGAAGTCTTCATTGCAAGAGATATCATAGGTAACAAACTCCTCGTGTGTTTGATTAGGCTTGTCTACTGTAGCAAACCAGGCGTGATGATCGATAGCTGTAAGTATGTCTTCTGTATTGGTTGCTACTGTTAAACCTGTAGGTTTATACCTTTTCATGTAGCAGTAACTACAGTTAAAACCTAAGCACCCGTGGCCAAAGCTTGGACTAATAAAGTCCGTGCTTCTACCACTGGGCCTTATGACCATAGACTTTCTAGTTACTTTTTCTACCATAAATCTATTTTACCATAGTTATAAAGAGGCAGATACCTGCTAGTATCAGTGCCATGTACGCAACAACTAAGGCGTGCGTACTTCGCCTACTATGATTTCTCATAAAGATTACTGTTTACCGGTAAGGCTAAAGAGTTATTGTGATACAGAATTTTTCCATCATCTGAAAAACCTGTTATGGTTAGTACTTCCCCCAGGGTTACAGTACTTAGAGATCTATCTCCTAGTTTATCAGATATGATTATGATCTTATCACCAACTCTAAGCTCTATACCTTTGTGGTTTGTTACTATTTCCATAGTAGTCAGGACAGGATTCGAACCTGTATGTTACATCTCCCAGAGTTTACCCCACTCATCGCAGTAACTATTTAGGGTAATAGCGTCTACCAATTCCGCCACCTGACTATTTAGTAACCACGGAGGGAGTTGAACCCACATTATCACAGCTATCACACAAGTAAGGTGCTACGTGGTTAATTGTTATTATTTTGTTGGCCACCATCGGTAGTGTCCTACTATTGTAGCACTGTATAGAAAGTCTTCCATCTTTGGACCAGCTCCTATGTTGTGTACTATGTAGTAGCGATCTGTACCCGGCACCTTTACATCTACTACGATGCCTACATGACCAACAGCTATGTTCCAAAATACAATATCACCAGGCAGATAAGGATCACTGATTGCTAGCTCCGCTCCCTTGCGTTTTAGAAAGCGTTTCATATTACGCACGCGTCGGTGATCAATGTTTCTATCTGCTTTAATGATCTTGTATGCTTTAGGATTAGCTACTATATCTTGATGCATTAGCTTTTGTAGATCCTGGTTTATAGATCGATAGGCACGGATTATAACATCTGTACATACACCTATATTAGCTGGAACATCCCCGTTAGGATAGCCAATTTTTCTATAGCTTCCGTCATAGGTAACTTGCTGGGTAGTCTGCCATTTAGCATGATCAACCACCTTCTGAGTATCCGGGGCGAGAGCAAATGATAATAATAGCAGGCTGCTTAGTACTAAAATAAATTGTTTCATCGTTGTTGAGTTTTACTAGTTACGCAATCTGATATTGCTTTGTGCAAACGAATAATCTCTTTCTTAGCCTTGTTCAATTGCTTCTCAAGATTTTTATACATGTCTTCTTTCTTAACAGCTTGGCGGTGCTGTCTATCCTGAGAGACTTCTTTCTCTTTAAGCTTTTCCTCAAGCTCTTCGATATAAGCTTCTTTAGCTCCAAGTTCTCGTCTGAGATTAGATATAATCGCTTCGTCAGGTAATCTTTCCGGCATAGATAAATCATCGTCTTCTTTGACCCATCTAACTTGAAGACTTACTACATCTAGGTTTTTGTGAATCCAAGTTTTAGCTCTATTCACATCTTCCTCAGAGTGTACGTCTTTTATCGGATATAAAATATAACGGGCCCCTTGAGGACCCGTCAAATACCATTCGTATTTAATACGAGGTTCACATAATGTTTCTTCGAACTGGCTCATGTTGCTATTGGTTCTTCTGCCGCTTCTTTCTTTGCTTCTTCCAATAATCGATCTAATTCTTGTTGAGCCCAATAGTTACCGTCACCTACAATTACAGCAAATCTGTTTGCTGCAAAGTATTGGTAAGGAAAATACTGATCAAGATTTATCTCGTCCAGTTTAAAACCTAACATACCACCTTGCATACGCATCTTCATAACCTGTATAACGGTATAAGTAACACCTTTTTTTACCCACTTTGACGTAGGGATACCATCAGGTCTATTGCTATCGTTAATACAAACTACTTTAAACAGCATCTTCGTTTTCTGTTTCAGATACATAACCAGGATTCCACTCGGGATTAGTAGAATATTGAGCTACAAACTCTCCCTTTTCTGCAGCACTAAAGCGAAGCTCTTTATGATAAACTGATTCTTCTCTAGTATCTGTTGTTTCAGCTGCTTCGCCTACAGGTTTCCAATCTTCGTTACAGATCTGTACGGCTACATATAATCCTGTTTCATGTTGTTCGGTGTAAAACTGAAGACGACGAGTAGAGTTATCTTTCCAGTTTATTTCAATAGAAGTAAGCGCCATGGTTTTTAATTTGATAATACACTGTGACCACAATTAGAACAGATCCAGATAGGAACTCCAGTAAGACTACTGGAGCCCCTAATCATTCTGTAGCTATGGTTTACGCACTTTTTTACGTGCTTTATTTTTAGTTTCGACATCTTTCAAAGATAAACTTTTTAGTAAACAATCTGCCGCTTTGACTGATCTATCAGCTATAAGCTGGAAGTCAATATCGTATATCTTGTCTCTTACATTAGCGTCTACCAGGAAAGTTTGAAACACATCTAAAGCAATCTTTGTACGTAAATCTTTTATTGAAGCCTCCATACTCTGGTGGATACGTAATAACCTCTAGCATCTTTAAAAGATTTAGAAGCTATAGCAATTTTAGATCTAGGATCATTCTTCGGAAGCTTTCCTATAACATGTCTTACTCCGTTTACAAGAGAAGCCGCTTCTCTTTTAGAAGGAATAATAGATGTTGTAATTACAATAGCAGATTTATTATCTACAGGCAGTTCTAAAAGCTTTTCTAAAAACTGAATAGTAAGCTCGCTTCCGCCTCCTCTTTTTGTTAAAGGTACATTGTCTTCAATTTGAAAAGGATTTGATGATCCTGTTGTTTTGTTTTCTCGAACATCCATCTTTGGATATTTACGAGGTCTTCCTCTTTTTGCCATATTTTTATTTGTTAAACATTATTGGATCTCTACTGTTAAACCCTCCGATAAGAGAGCGTAATAGGGGGTCTCGAGATCCTTAAAAGACCCTTTTTTTACATCGCATTTACCTTTGTAGTGCGTAATAAGGGCACACTGTTCAGCTTGTTGTGAACTATGTGCGCAGTGGCGAATCAAACAGTTAATAACAAAATCGAAAGAGTTGTACTCATCATTGATAAGCACAAGGTTCTTTGATTTTTCTGTTGAGCTTTCCACTTTTTCTTTTTTTTCTGGGGCTAAAATACTCATGATATTAATATTTAACTAGTTATTGACAGGACTCGAACCTGCAGAGGCTGTCACTCATATTATCAGATCTTCGCCTTTTAGATCTTGCCCTACAGCCCGCTCTGTTAAGCCATTAATTATTTGCCGGGCAGCAAAAGCCGTACATCAACACGGTGTGTCTACCATTCCACCACAATAACTAGTTATTTTGCCATATAATTTTAGATTGATCAAAGTTTTCAAGAGATTGTTTTACCCACTTCTGATCTACGGTATCTCTATAACACAAGATATGAACAGTAGCTACATCATCTGGATTAAGCCTGAGTAATCGGCCGATTCTTTGAGATGCTTTGCGCTCATTACCATATGCGTGTAGTATGATACCGTATTTTAGATTAGGGATATTGACTCCCTCGTTTAGCTGAAGAACAGCAGAGAGCTTATCTATTTCGCCACTCTTAAACTTTTGTAAGTTTTCTTCGGAGTTAGAATTACCACTGTGATAACTGTATTGACATAGTCTATCTGCTTGTTCTTGCGTATTAGCAAATAGTATACACTTGTCCGACATCTGTCTAAATAGTTTTAAAGCAAGAGTCTCTTTGCTTGGGAACTCCATCATAGCTTTCATACGCATAACACTCATGATTTGCTGAGCTTTTTTTGTAGTAGTCTCATCAAGTCGGCGTGACCAATAATCATAAGTGTTTTTTTCTGAAGCATACCAAGACTTATCTTTACTTTCTACAAGCATTGTTTTTGCTGTGTCCAGAGGAAGTGTATGAACAATTATCCTATAGTCATTAAGGATCTTATCATCTACCGCATCATCTGTTTCATATTTGTAACAGATAGGACAGAAAGCATTTACCATCTTGCCTTTTTCAGACCGATCATCTTTAGGAGGTGTACCAGTTAGACCAAGTATCTTACCCTTGTATTCTCTTAACCATTCTGCATGTGTAAACAAGAGATTGTGACACTCGTCGAGATAGACGACGTCATAATCTTTATCTTGTTTAGACAAGGATAAATAAGTTGAAAGAGTAATATGAGGTATGAGATGATCTAACCCGTGCTTCTTAGCTTCGTTTACCCATTCAGATAGAATAGTTTTCTTAGATGCTACGACAAGAAACTTACAATAATCAGTATAGTGTTCCGCCATATGACGCAGGCCGATGAGTGTTTTACCAACACCCATCGACACATCTACGCCACATCTATGAAGAGGCAATACAGTTTTTAGTGCTTCATCTTGTACTCGCGATCTGATAAGATCTCTGGATTCCATATGGATCTTTCTTTGTTATTTTTTGAAAGTAAATATCGGTAGGCATGTATCCTCCGAATACAAATTTAGTTACATCACAAAGCCAAATCTCTTCTGGATACTTTTTATCTCCTGATGGAGTATACATCCCTCCACCTGCATCTGGTGTAAGATTCTTAAGCTTTAAGTGATGATATCCATCTACTGGGGCGAGTGCTACATTCATACTTACTTTGTTAGATTTCTTAGCAAGAACATCCAACAGTTTATCTGCGCCAGCAACCATAGCAAGATCTGCTTTACTGCCGGTCCATTCGGGAAGATCTATATACCATCCTCCCCATTCTTCTTTTATAAAATTTAGTGTTTTCATGCTGATCCTTTCGGTGTTAAATCATAAACAGGTAGGCCCATTTGTTTAGCTACTTTGATATCTACGAATACTGCGCCTTGTATAGCTACGTTTTCGCCAAATAACTCTTCAGCTTTTTCTTTTTTTATAACCCATTGATGGCCTGATCTCCAAGGGTTATTTTCATCTTCAGTTTTTTCTTCTATTACGCCAATCATAAGTAAGCCTTTTGTCATTGCTTCTTTGCAATCTTTACAAGGCTCTTTAGCATAACCGATTACTTTACCATGAAGCTCTTCTACTTTCTTAGCATTCTTTTTGGATAGCTTTGTATTCATAACAATAGTATCGTTAACATCTGCTCCACAAAGTCTGCAAGCCTCTTTAACTACGGCTATTCCCAACTTGTCTTCCATTATTCAATAATTATTACGTTAATAGCCATAGGTCCTTTCTTACCATCTTTGAGATTAAAGCTTACTTTATATCCTCCTTCGATGCGATCTGCGCAATCTCGGAAGTGTACAAAATATTCTTTCTTGTCCTCATCATTGATAATAAAACCATATCCTTTATCTGCTTTAAAGAACTTTACTACACCTGTCATTTGTTTGTTAATCTTGATATGGATAGCCTCAAATCCCGGGCTTCCTTCGGGTTATTTTCAATCCACATATGACATGATCTACATGCGGCTAACCAATACTGTTCATCGAGATAAAGATCTCCAGTACGGCCTGCTTTGTGATGCACATCTGTAGAGTGTTGCGTACATATACCTTGTAAATGAGCCTGGCACATAGGATTAGCTAACAAGAAAACTTTTCTTTTCTTGCTGTACTCTGCATCATCCTTTATGCGTTTGGGAGAACGAGGGGGCAACGCCTTTCGTTGGTTTACTACGACGGTCTTCTTTGCGAGATGAGTACTCCAGCATTTCTGACAATAGCGTTTACCCCCATCGTTTTTCCAGATTACTCTGGATTCTCCACACCCATCACATGGTTTTTTCTTCGGTCGAATCGACATCGGTTTCCTCTTCTTCTTTACGGAGATGTTTCTTACCTATAAGAATACCATTCCTAAAAGTTTTATTAAGCACCATGACACTAGAACGGATCTCTGTGATATCGTTCTGTTGTTTCATAAGCTGTTTTATAAGGGCCTCCTCCATTTCGTTTTCCGGACTCAACAGCAGCGATACGCCACCGTTGACTAAAAATTCTACTTGCATAGTCCTTAAGATGTTAGTTGATAAAAATTTGGTGGCAATATGCGTTCTTCAAAAAGCTTTGACACAAGTTGTTTCTTGTTTATCCCGAGTTCTTTAAAACTCATAGTACACTTAAAATCAGGATCGATTTCAGATGCACCTAATAATTCTGTTGTGATTGGGCTATTAGGGAAAACTTTTTTGAAAAAACTATTTGACCATGTCAATATGATTTCCTGTTTCCAAATATTAAGCATCCTGACAGTCTTCTTATGGACCTTTAAGATACGTTTTCTTTTGACAGGTTTCATAGTCAAAATCTCTTTTTGTGTATATACACTGAGACCATATAAAGCTCTGTTGACTAAGAACATTTGCTCACTTGTTAAACGGGTAATCTCTACTGCTTGGTAAATTTTTCCGTTATAAGACGGAGCGTTTACCTGATATGTAGGTATTTTACCTTGATATTCCACATTATTCAGATGTGGCTCGGCAATCTTTTTGTTTTTCATAGGGTGTATAGTTAACAAAGTAAGATAGACAACTGTCTCTTCGACAAGTAAAAAAAGGGGGGACACAAGGATTCTTACATCCTTATGCCCCAACCTCTTTATATCAGAATAGCTCTGATTACAGACTCAAGTCTGTCTTAGCAGTAGACTTCTTTTCCATAAGCTCTGCGTAAGCTGCCTTGATGTCTTCACCGTTAGTGTGCTCAACGGTCTCATCATAAGCATTCATGTTCAACGTGTAGAACGCTTTACGATAAATCGGTTGCCCGTCCTGGCAACAAACTACACCGGTTTCACCTGCAACTTTGTAATCACGCTCTGGCTCAGATGTATTAAACGGAGTAAGGCGTTCCTTCACCACAATCTTACCATCTACCTCTTGTCCGGCTGTCCATCCGAAAGCTTTCAGATCCTCGATTGTACCTGGGATCAATGAGCTCACCGTCTTCTTGCGAGCGAAACCACGTTCATCGATAATCATACGGATTTGTTCTACACGGATATGACCATATCCAGGATTGTTTTTTGATGGAACGATTACGTTCCCAGCAGCGTCTGCATTAACTTTAACTTTTGAGTTCATGTTTATTGGTATTTGAGATAATAGAGCCGTTGATATATAAAGCAAAAAAGACCGGTGGCTCTTTAGCCCGGTCTTCCGCTTGGTTGTCGTTGTCAGGAAACGACGATTATTCTTGTTCTTCTGTGATATCTGGAAACTCTTCCTCTATTGGTTCTTCTATACCGTGTCCTATGAAAGGTTCATCGGATTCAGGTGTGTAATCTATAGAGGAATCTTCTTCTTGTTCTCGTATGACGCCCTTCTTTACGACGGAGCCGTGCCACGGAGAGTTGATATGGTTACCGGCGTTGACGCTCATCAGATATTGGATGTCTTGGTCTGTGAGATCAAGATATTCTTCTACCGTGATGTGGATTACTTTGCCGTTTGGTAACTGATAGATCATGTCGCATCACAAATATATAATTCTTTGGGATACAACGATGTTTGGTTGACAGATTGTGAGAAATGGAAGATGATAGTAAATCTTTCTCTGAGATTGAGAGAGCGGGTTATTCGCTAAACGGGAAATCGTCTGGTAATAAGAATACTCTACCGTCTAATGTATAGTCTGTTTGAGTATGTTCTTCTCCCTTGTCGTCTACATAACTATAAGATAGTCTATAGCATTCGCGGGCATAAGCGTCTATACCTGTTATTACAGCTTTGATATAACCGTCCTTTGAATACTTAGGATCGTTCTTAGTAGCTTCTTTATTCATCTTCCACGTATAGGTGTTTTCTATCGGGATAAGGATATTCTGCCCCACTTTGAAATCAAACTTTCTTTCCCACCCTTGCATCGCCTTATAGATTAGCTCTAATCCGATTTCTGTAGTACTCGCTATACCAATAATGGTTTCTGCCAAAAGCTTAGCACTATCGTGCTTTATACATTTAGAGAGCGAGTGAGTTATCTCATCCTTAGTGATGTCTACTGTGATTTTATCTTTTTCTTTCATAGCGGTAAAATATAAAGGCCCGGGTTTCCCCGAGCCTTCGTGTGTCTATTGCGGCTTCTGTTGCCAGGTTGGATGATCAATCCTGCCGCTTCCCCCGAGTCTTAGTCAATGCGTATAGCCTTGTAGCGATCTACCATAACCGTATCCAACATCAGCTGATTCGGTCCATAAATCTTACCCTTGAGGATAGATTTAAGAATCGATGGGCTGAAGCCAGATACCAGTCCGATCCCCTTGTCGCTAACATTCGCTGGAGAGTTACCCAATCTACCGTTCACATTCCAGAAGATGATCTCAGGCATCTCGTATCCAGCTTGCTGGTACTTAGATCTGATTGCATCAAGGTTTGTTCCGGTACCGCAAGCCTCATCGAACTCCATATCAGATATGATAAGGATCTTTGTAGGCATCTCGGTCTGTGGTATGTTCTCTCTTACAGCGCTGTTAAGCACAAGATTGAATACAGATTCAAGGTTGGTATTCATACCCCACTCGCTGCTGTTCAGCTGCACCATCCTTTCAGGAAGACTACCCTTGAGGTAGTGCATCTCTGGGGATTGGCTAAACGTAATAAAGGCATCCTTGAAGATACCTTTGTTTCTCTCAGAGATATAGATCCCGAGAGAAACACTTACGTCCATGGGAAGCCCGCTCATACTACCGCTGACATCACATACAGGAAGAATCCTTTCTGTGCTGTCTTGCATGTAATCCGGCAGGGCGTTCCACTGTGCTGTTACAGCATCGGCATTATCTCCTCGAGCAATTGCTTGATACAACTGGTGAGGAAACAATACTGAGGCATTGATCTTCGCTTTGCCAGACTTAACATCTTCTATGAAAGAAGACATACGCTTTTGGTCATGCTTAAAGAAAGCATTACGGTAGCGGTTCATGGCAATCGAAGGAACCTTGTCATATTCTACATCGGACCATTTCTTCTGGCACATCTGTGTCTCTACGACCTTGGTCATGGCTACCAACTTCTTGCGCAAGTCTTTGGGTGTAATACCCATATACTTGTGCATCGCTGTAAACCATGGCCCTTTACGTGGAAACCATTTGGCAAGAAGATTACGGTTAGAAGATTCTTCTAGCTGCGTAGAGAGCCAGTTCAGGGTATCCTGATTAGGCGTATCTATAGCGAATACATCTTTCCAATAGCCAAACTCTGGCGTATGGATAATGAGCATCTCGAAGATCTCTGGACGAGTCTGTGCGATATGCTTCATAACGATGTGGAAGAATCTGCGCTCACCTGCACCACCACGCGCATCACGAGACCAGAATAGAATCTTGGCTGCGATGTTTGGATCTTCCGCATAAGCGCGTTCGAAGACCGTAGTGATGGCCATCTCAGACATGTTCCTGCTGGCACCTGCTAGAAAGAACATATCTACAAGATGAGAGAGTGAGGTAGAGTGTGTCACAGCACCGTTGGCTGTAGTAGAATCATATTGGCGCATAGCGTTCACGAGAGTGCTCATAGGTTGATAGGTTTAAATTTGTCAGGTTTAAATTTTTGGGGAGACCCGCCGCCCTTTCATAGGCGACGGGTTTAGAACATTACAGGATACGGTACCACCGCGAATTATTTTGCAGCAGGTCTCCCCGGTTCACCTATCGGTTTTATAGATAGAGTTTGCTGATGTATCCTTTAGTTCTAGTCGGGATGCCACTTCTCGTTTTTAGATAGAGGGTATTGCTGCGAGCATCCGTTAAAATTGTTACCGGTTTAGAATTAGCTACCTGGTAGCTGTCATCACAGATCCGGTGATCTGGCAGGGTTCGCTCGCATGGCGTGTACCCGGCTAACTTCATGCAGTGCAGACGCAAAGATATAAAATCTTTGCGTTTCGTCTCTTAAAGACTCATCAGTACACTTATTCTTTATTGCCTATCTTTTTCAACAAAGCCTCAATAGGATTATTCATTTGATCTTGCAGCTTTGCTATGTAGTAGTAGCAAAACAATAACTCGTTTTCGTGACGACAATCTGCTGTCACAATATCTGCGGCTTGAGTAATCTTTTCTGAAACTACGAAAACTTTTCTGATTTTAGTACCTAGCTCTTGAGCTCTTTCTTGGGACATACCAAGAGCTTCTATTAAAGATGATGATGTTTCGTCTACGATTGCAAGCTTAAAAGATTTTTGAGCAGTCTCCATGTGATATAAGTTTTGAGTTAAACAATGATTGAAAAGAGGTTGACCCCGGCTGGTATGATTACCGGCCGAGGTTCCTCACCTGTGGTCCTATGCTGACTACCTCAGGTCTTAGAATGGAAGCGACGGACAAGATGGAACAGGTTTCCCTGCAAATTCTGCGAAGAACTTATTAAGGTTATTGTTTAGTTCTTCTGGTGCAGACACATTACATTTACCTCTAAGCTGAGCGTTATACATATGTGAGTCAGAATCTATTGCAACTTCCAATGTATATTGTTCACCGTTATAGGGAATGGATACGATAGCACACTGGCCCGCATTGATTTTATGGGCATAGCTTGCTACGCAATGTCTCTGTTCTACAGATTCTTGTACCAATCTTTCCTTCTCAAGAATCAGTTCTGCTCCCTGGATAGGGAACCTCTTGAACATATTCTTGTACATGCCGGCCACCTTTATTTCAGGGGATTTCTTAGCCATTCTTTCGACGCTCATTTTATTGTGCTCGTCGATCATCCTTTTCTTGGATGATATCTTAAGGCTAAGTTTACGACCTAGGCTGCGATGATCATTTACCCAATCTCTAACCAACCAATCACTTTCTCCGCGATCCTGAAATAACATATCAGATATATATTGCCAAAATATATCACCATGATAATGGCTTCTCTCTTGGATATTGTTTGGATATTTAGAGAGATACTGACAGATTGTATTAAGCTCGTTAGGATTCTTAAGAACGCTGATCAGTTCTATTACTGATTCTGGAACAAATCGTTTGAGAGCCTGCGGTATCTTTATTCCGGACATCTTTTCATAAGCATCTAACTGGTTATCTGTACCGTTCAGATATCTGAAAGGTATCTTAGAGAACTGATAGTATTCTAAGGATAGCTCAGGATAGATTACTTTGGCCATAAGTTTGGCAAAATCTTCTGGTGTATTGTTCGGCGTAGCAATCCGTATAAGTTTCCCGCTTCCAATACTTTTCGGTAATGGGATAAAGGAATACAGGTGATTGCTATAGCATAACAAAGGATGGTTTTTCCGGTGAGGGTAATATCTTTTCTGCCGGTGACTATATCCATATCCTACTTCGTATCTGGCTAAAGATATCTTGTCTTTAACCTTATCGTATTTGAGAGATATGAACTGCTTAATAGGAGCAGGTGCATAAGATGAGACGTTGCTATCCTTTTTGAGGTTAGCCTTTGCCCTTTCAAGCTGTTCTTCATAGCCATAGGATTTACTCATAAAGAACATATAGTGCTTATACTCATCTGTTTCTGTCAGAGAGTGTAGGCTATATAATTTAGGACTATCCTGAAATATGATTAATCCTTCTTGCTTATACTCGCTAATTGCCTTGGCTATCTTTTCAAAGATTTCTGTTTTCATGTGAGAGAGTGTTTGAGTTAATTTGTGAGTTGATGATATAGCTAAGTATGGAGAACAGCTCCCCGGGGCACAGCCTTACCTCTGTGTCTCCTCCCCGGGGCCTGCGAAAAACATTATCTACCGTAGAAGCTGTGGCTATAATAGCGTGCTTCCAGGTAATCAAGAATCTTACTGATTATAGGTGCTTCTTCAGCCCATATATCAGATTTAAGGTAGTGATCTCTAAGTTCTTGAGATCCGAGTGGCATACCTGTTGCTATATGGTAGCCGATGGTATCAAACCAATTGAAAGCGCCTTTTACATATCCGCCGCCGTATTTCTTTTCATGTACAGGGACATTGAGAACATCTTTACAGATATCTTCATCAAGTTTGTTGAGAGAAACAGCTTCATTAGACTGCTTATCTAAAAGTTGAAAGCAAGATGGCATATTGAGTTGGTTTTAGAGTTGACAATTGTTTTACCCCTCTGCACTCAGTTGTAACCGATACCTCACCTTCCACTCATAGTATCTATGTTTTTAATGTGCTGTTACAACTGCTCACCCTTGGGAGCTGACTAACATTTTAATGATACAATATCACTACTATATCGTTAGTTCCTAAGAACCTATGTTAATCAGGTAGTTTCACATCTTAGTCCCTGCATTATTACTAAGATAAATTTAGTATCAGGTAAGAGAATCTTTACTAAGAAGTCTTTATATCTACGTGAGTTGTGGTGCATTAGTAAAAGGGTCGGCACCCGGTGGTATTCCGGATGCCGTTGCCCTTATCTACATCTCATGGGTATTGATATAGATTTACTTTAGAATGGCAGTGGCCGGATCATTTCATCTACCTGATCTTTAAGGCGGCCGATTTCTTTTTCTAAATCGAATATCTCTTGAGCTTTATCATATACCTGCCCGCGGACATAGTATGTCTTAAGATCATGTAGTGATCGGTGAGCATACATAAGATGGGTATATATGTCTTTAAGATAAGAGATATGATGATTAGGATCTTCTGATTGTAAGTTATCTGTCTGTTGCATAGGACATTGATTTTAAACCTGTGAAGTTTATGTAGCTATATACTCGAGTAGAGGTTAAGCTGAGGGTAATTTTGAGTGGTGTGTAAGAGAGAGTAAAAGAGGTGGGAGATTTAGTCCCACTCTCTTTCTCTCTGACTTTCAACAAGTTAGCTCCGATTTTTAGAGAGCGTGAGCGATTTCTATCGCGTTTTCCACTGTCTTAATGACAAAAAAAAGGTAACGGGATTGCTCCCGTCACCTTATATGTCTCCCGTATTAGAGCTTGCCTAATCCGGGTGTTCCTACTGGCGTAGTAGCAGGTGTAACTGCCTGAGCACCAGCGCCAATCAGCTTTTCAGCTGCGGCTTTAGCAAGCTCCTGGCCTAAGTTACCGCCATACTGCTTAGCCAATGAGTCAGCCTGGTCGTACTGGCTCATATCAGGAACAACTTTATTGTTGCTCGTGATAATAAGCGTGCCGTTCTGGCCAACACAACGTGTCGTGAACCACAACGGCGTACCTGTTGCTTCATCTACACGGTGGTTATCACCCTGAGCTGCAGCAAATTGCTTAAGTTGCTCGTTGGTTCCACTTACGGCATATACAAACACTGTATTGCCATTCTTGCTCCGATAAGAGCGGGTCAAGTTGATCTTCATCTTGATTTGGTTTTAAGGGTTAAACATTAGTGTCTCACATTTCTCAACGTCCTGACCGTCAAGCATATGTGTCCTGACAAGAAGGGGTTGTGAAAAGCTGATATGGCTGTATAGACTAACCACATCGCGTGGCTCAGTCATACCGACTCAACTATCTCACAATCTCACAATCAAATCAGAAAGTTATAACGAAAAAGGGGTTGTGAGGAGCTAAATAAGATCAATATCTGCAAAGAAAGAGCGCGGATTGAGACTTAAGTGTCAGTCAGCCTCCGCTTGGAGACTAAATTGTTTGCATATATTGATCTGGGGTTACTTCTTAGACGACTTACCGCCTTTACCGTTACGAGCACGGTTAGTAGATCTAGACTCTTTAACTAGTTTACCGTTGCGAGTGTGGCTTAGGTCATATTTATCGCCATAACCGGCATCATTATCTCGGCGATTGACCTTATTGAGTTGTTCTCTGTAGTTTTTGCGCTCTTCTGTAGCGTGGTACTTCTTATTGTACTCGTTCTTTTTACGACGAGCTTCAGGATTATTAGCAAAATACTTAGAGGACTCAGATGTCCCGGTGAACTTACCTGCGTTTGTGTTGCGTGTTGACTTAGCCATGAGATAAATATATGACTTTCTTTGGATTTTAGCAAGTTTGAGCGGAGAGTGAGAGATGTGAGATAGGTAGGAGGATGAT